ATGGAACCGAGAGGCAGCGATCTCGGCGATTTCAGCGAGCCGTACCGCGGCTACGAGATCGAAGTGAAGACCGAGCAGGTGTGGGACGGCGAGCATGCGCACTATCGCGTGCTGCAGGGCGCTGCCGTGCGGATCGACTGGCGGCTCGTCAAAGTCGACGGGATGCTGCTGACGGAGCGGCGCGTGATCGAGCGTGTGCTCGAAGAGGCGCGGCGCGCCGTCGACGCCGAGCTGGGCGACGGCGGGCCGGTCTAGTCAGGCCGCCGGGCCGGCCTGGTCGCGTTGCGGTAAAATGGCGGGTTGTTTCCCGCGCCGCTTGCTGCCCCGAATTCCATGTCCGCACCGTCCTCGCTTCCTCCCCGCCGCGTCTGCGTGGCGCCCATGCTCGACTGGACCAAAGTAAGATCAAGAATCTAAGCCAGATAAGGGTTTGGCGGGAATTGCTACGGACGCTGTAGCAATCTGATAGCAGCTAAATTTGACGCGCAACCTCGATCGGTTGGCTAAATAGGGGGGGGCGACACAAGCGATGGTTTGTGATCGCCGGATATGGGCGTCTCGTGCAGCGGTTCGCGCGGGGGCCCACTATGCGGCGGTGTAAGATCGCGCATTGATCAAGACCAACAATTCCGAGGGATTATGACCCTGAACGTCAAAAATCTGCCGCCAGGCTCCCTGATGCAGGCTGCGCATTCGAAGAAATCCGATCGCATGCCACATCTGGATGCACTGCGCGGATGGGCCGCATTCGGCGTTATCGTCACGCATGCTGGAATCCAGATCGGCGGCAACATGCCGGACTCGACCACGGACTTTGCATACGGCGTGCAGCTGTTCTACACCCTGAGTGCATTTATGCTGTTCTGGACGCATTACTCGCGGCATGCAACCGAGCGCGACGAGGCGCGCAATTTCTACCTGCGCCGCTTCTTCCGGATCGCGCCGCTGTTCTGGCCGGTCGTGCTGATCGCATCGGCATGGATGTGGATCGCGCGCGACCCGAGCGCGCCGGGCCCGTTCCATATTGCATCGGTGCTGCTATTCGTGAATGGGTTCTTCCCGAAATTCTTGAACTCGATCTTGAATGTCGAATGGTCGGTCGCGACGGAAATGCTGTTCTATGCGGTGATGCCGCTGCTGCTGCGCTATATCACGACGCTCGAACGCGCGGTCTATCTGCTGATGGGAAGTCTTGTGGTCGGCGAGTATGCGACGCTCTGGCTTGTTGGGCACCCAGAACTGACGAAGGCCTTTCCACCCTACGCCTACTTCTGGTTTCCGAACCAGATGTCGGCGTTTGCGTTCGGCATCGCCGGCTTCTTCCTGAGTCGCCTGCCGATCTCGCGAGCCGGTGCGCGCATGCTGATGGTGAGCGGCCTCGCGTTCATGACGGCGCTATACATCGGCGGCGGGGCGGTTCGATTCCTGCCGCACCAGCTGCTCTATGAATTCTCGTTTGTAACGATCATCCTGTCGCTCGGCGTGCACTCGAACGTGCTGCTCGTGAACCCGGTGACGGAGTGGTTCGGGAAAATCAGCTTTAGTGTGTACCTGCTGCATCTGCCGATCGTGCTGCTGCTGTCGCACCACGTTCTACCGAGCATGTCTCTCTCGCCGTTGGCCGGACTGCTGTTCTTGATCGTAGTGACGTTCGTGCTGGTGGGGATCGCCGGCACACTGACGGAACGCTACGTCGAGCGGCCGGGGCAGAAATTCGGCAGGAAGTTCATTGATCGCCTGAATCGACAATCATTGGTAGTCGTACACAATGATGAATCCAGCGCCGCCAGCCGAACCGGCTGCTCCGCTCGTACTTTGACCGATCGCACTACCAAAGCCGCCGAATCCGTAGCCGGTCGTATAAGCACCCCACGATGAAATGCCGCCCTGAACGGGCCAGTATTGAGTAGCGCTAAGCGCAGCACCAACCTGACCAGCAGACCCCTGACGCGAAAGCGTCAGCGTTGCACCACTAACCGTACAAGCAGAAGGTGCCGCTGCACCACCATTTGCGAGAGGTGGCGTACTTGCGGCTTGAGTCGCCCCCCCAATTCCACCCGGGCACGATACGATTGCGCCAACGCTCGTTGTTCCACCAGTACCCCCAGAGCCACCAGCAGCTCCCGCTGCGCCTACTGCACCAATCGTCACGGTCTGCGAACTAGGGCTCGTCCAATACACCTCAGCATAAGATCCGGCTGAGCCACCTTGCGCGATCGAGACTTGGCCCGATCCGGTCGTCGTTGAGCCACCACCACCACCACCCGGCGCTTGCACGCGGATGATTGCGCGGCCGGTGCCAGTTGTCGGCGTATATGTTCCGCTGGCAGAAAATACCTGAACGGCAAGAAGCCGCCCGGGGAATCCCGTGATAGTCCCAGTTGCAGTGATATTGGCAACCGTCGCCGTTCCCGTGAAAGTTGGCGACGCCAGCGGCGCAAGTCCAGTTTGGCAAGTAAAGCCCGTATTGGTCGTCCAGTTCAGCGCGTTGCCGGTCGAACTACAGCTCGGCATTGAGAAGGCTGAGGGCGCAGCAGCAGAAGCCGTTGCGTTAGCAAGAACCGTATTTGATGCGATCGAGGATAGGCCAGAAAGAGGAACGGTCGCCCATCCGGGAGCAGTCGCGGGACCTGTCGATACGATGGTTTGACCAGCCGTCGATCCCGCGGGGTTCAGCAGTTGAACCGGGACTTGCGTCGCACTCAGCGCAAATGCCGAATATGTGAGTGCCACAAAAGCAAGAATTTTCTTCATTAGTGAACTCCATTTGATTCGTTGCGGCGCGAGAGAGCATCGCGCAAGACAGCGATCTGGTTATAGTCAAGCCCTTGGCGGAATTTCCCGGTTGGCTTGCCGTCTTCGATAATTTCCTCGTTAGACCATACCGAATAATCTGCGGGATTAGCGCCACGCTCGATCAAGGCCCGTTCCAAGTCCTGAGCTTTGTAGCCGATCCGCCAGCGGCGATCACCAGACTCTTTCCACCGGAATTGAACGGGAGTGAGCGATGCGAAAGCATCAAGCAATACATCATCGATCGCCCGAAAATCTTCCTTTTCATTCTCATCCGAGGTCTGAATGGTTCCATTGACCGCATAGACAATAGTCCAGCGATTGGACGGCCCACCGCATGTATAGGCATTGTCCTGAGCCGGATACAAGTGACCGTCATGATGGATCATCAAACGATCGATCAATGCGCCACTGCGATACGACGAATAGACCGTATCAGTTGCTTCAGCACCAACGGTGCCGCTAACAAGTCGTGGTTGCCATTGGCCCCAAATACCGGTGTATGTTCCGTAGTTCCCATTGAACATCAGCTGCGGGCCATTACCTGCGGTCGCTGATTGCTGACTGATGAGCGCGAGATTACTGAGAATCGTACTGGGGTTAGGGGATACATTATTCCCGAACGATGGCGCGACAATAGAAACGGTCTGCGAGATGGCGCTGCTCGCAAAGTTCCACGGCGTCGCCACATTGATAAAGTAAGGCGAAATAACCGAGCAACCCGCGACGGTAGCCGGTGCGAATCCAATGCCTTGATTACCAGAATGGAAAACATCGTTGCAAGACTGGAGGCGCCCCGCAGTCACGTCAATACAGGTTGTTCCTGCATTCCAGTTACAGTTGACCGTCCGAACTTCAGGCCAAGTTCCGGTTGTATTGATGTGAAGACATGTTGCGGCGCCATTCTGCATGCACCCTTCGAGATGCGTGTAGATAGACGAGCCTTGAATGTCCCATCCGTACGTCGTGTATGCAGACCCCGATGTATCGCTTTGGCAGCCAATGAACCCGATATTATTGGCACTCAATACCTTGTAGGTGGTGCTGTATCCATATCCAAAGCACGAGATCAGTTGCGTCCAATCATCGATCGTATCAAGCGAAAACGCTACGCCGCTGCGTGCCAGATTTGCGTTAGAGATCCCCGGAACATCGACAGTCAGAAAAGGCCAGCAATGCACCGCAAACAGTCGGCAGAGGTCATATGCACCACTGATGCTCACACCGTTCGTCGAATCGATGTGAACATTGGTCATGTAAAACCGGCCCTGCGTAGTGTTATTCGTCGTGACCGTTACTGCTTGAGTGTGGCCAAGCAGCATTACATCTTCCAGCTTTACGCCCGTGCCAGCAACCGTCAGGCCGGTACCAGAGAATTGCCCAATAACAGTAGTCGCCTGAGCATCAGTCGTGACGGGTAGCGAAAGACCTTGACGGATCACAAGGACGCCTCGCATGGCGGATCCTTGGTTCATCGTAATAGTCGATCCGCTTGTCAAACAGAGCTGAGATCCCCACGAGTAATAGTTCTGACTCGCCGATTCGATTGTCTGCTCTGGATTCTCCATGTCGCCCACGATACTAACGTTTTGCGGGATCGTGAGCGAATCCACGAGATAGGAGAGGTTGCCGAGATGAAGCGTACCCCCCGCAATGGTGAAACTGTTCAGAGCGCTTTGAATCGCTGCGGTGTCGTTCGTGCCAGTAACGCCGTTCCAGTTGCCAACTGCGCCGAAGTCTTGAGCATAGACGATGTACTTCAGCCGGTTCGAGAGTTTCGAACCAGTGGCTACCATCGAATCGGTGATAGTGCCATTCCCAGGAATTCCGATCGCAACTGTTGTCCCGATCTTGACCGTGACTTTGGTAATGCCGATCGGAATCGCAGAATTGAAGGTGAGAGTCGTGCCGACGATCGACTGAATCTGCGTATCGTCCTGATAGGCAGCGTCGAAGAATACCCATGTGTTCGTTACGGAACCAGGCGCGGCAGGCAAAGTAAGCTGAGTCGTGACACCCGGCGTAAAATCCGTGCCTGCGACGTACACCTTGTCGACAAGATTGCCAGTCAGAGACGCATTTGCATCTTGGGTAATTTGATCCCAGATCAGGTTGTTATTCTGATCGTAGACGACTTGCCGATATGTGCCGCTGCCCCAAATGAGCGCTTCACCACTCGCGTCAAGAATGACAGGGTTGGTATTCAGAATCGTTTGCGCCGGATCCTGATACGTGTCTTTTTTGGTGCTGGTGTTGGGAATGTAGAAGAAGACCTGACCTCCAGCCAATGGCTTCCCATTCCCGTCGAGAAATTGTGTTTTGGCGTTAGGCAGCAAGGAAGCTGACATTTTTATACCTAGATCAGAAACAAGCGCGTGGCGCCTCATGCCGGTTGTGCCGGTTGTCTCTGCCCTAGGGAGACTGCTTAACGGGCTTCCGCCGATTAGGTCGGCTAGACCTGTTGCTTAAGCCGCTTCCTTACCGCTTTGCGCGAGGACGCGGATTCGTTGCTCTACCAAGTCCATATCATGGTCACGAGCGGAAAAACCCCCGGGCCATGTATCTGGCGTGGCAATCGAAAATGAATTAGCGCTCAGCCAGATGAAATCTCGGTCGGGATGAACCGCCCAGTCGTTGATAATTTTGAACGGCCAACTGACCCAGCAATCACGCCCATTCACAACAGAAACCATCGAAGCCAACTCACCTTCGTATTTCTGCCAGTACTCGCGATTCGCGCCCTTGGGGGATTCGAAACTATGGAGCTTTCCAATCTTCTCCGGCTTCACGAACAGAGGGGTATAGCGCGTTCGCCAAGCGCCGAGACTATGTCCTTCGACGTTCCACACGACATCATCATTCACGATGTCGCGCGCCCATTCCCACATATCCGACATGCCCTCGTAGGCACCCGCTGTGACCTTTGCTCCGCCGCCAACATCTATCGGATCAAGGTCGATATCGCTGAACAGATCGCCGATTTTTCTCTGGCTGAACCGGGTACCAGAGATGGACAGATAGACGTTATCAGCATCGCGAGACAAACATGCTTGATGCGATGCGTTTTGGTACTGACCCAGAAATTCTAGGCCGAGAGTGACGAACGCGGCGCGCGCCTTATCCGTCGTGTCCAAATACGCAGCGTTGGCACGTTCTGCCGCCGCAAGGATTTGATCGAAGTCGATCATGCCGATGCGGGGGCGACAGTTGCCGCGGGCTGACCGTAGACCATCAGCCAATTCGAGAGGGCGAGCGATGCCGCACCCAACGCAATTTTGATCGTCGTTTGGGTCGCGGGATCAATCGGAAGCAGCGACACGAGACCGATCGCTTGCGGGATCACGGTATCGATCAGGCTTTGCGCATTCGCGACATTGAGCGACGCAACGGCAGTGCAAATTTTGGCGTTCGCAGCAGTCAGTTTCGCCAGATTTTCATCTGCCGGCATGGAGGCGCTCAGATCGGCAAGAGTCGGCTGCACCACCAAACACGCGTTACCAACTTGTTTTTGAGCATTGGCAGCCAGAGTGGCGGCGTTCTGTTGCTGGGCCGCAGTACATGCGGTGAGAGCGATGAGGGCAGCAATTGCGATAAGCTTCTTCATTTCCATTCCTTACTGTTGAACTGCGGGAGCGACCTTCGCTGCTGCCTTAGCAGCAAAGCGGGCGCGCAAAAGGTTGTACGCGGCGTGGAGTCCAGTAATCGCGAGGGATGCCACTACAAGCGGAACTGAAGCCGGGACAGGAGCGTGAAACCCACCCATTCCCCATGCGACGAGAGGCTCGATAGTTGCAGCGCTTAACGTGACGCCGCCGGTTACGAAGCTGGAGGTTTTATCCATATCAACTACCTTGTGAAAGGGTTCCCCCTGCGGCCAGATACGCAGCCTCAAGCGGCGCATATGAATTGGTATGTTGTCCGTACGGAGATCCAGGCAAACTCGCCCAAATGTTGTTGAGTTTTGCCAGCGCTCCCTGGAGATTCCCGGCGTCAATTAGTGGAAGTGCGCCACGTTCTTTGAACTGTTGAAGGGCGTACTTGTCTTGAGACAACGGCGAGAAATCGGGCAAATTGAGTCGCTTTTGGTAGATCACCCACCAGCGATACAGGATCTGATATCGTCCGGCTGCTGTAGACCCGCATTGCGCGTTATAAATGTTCGGGTGCTTCGCGAAATTGCTGAATGTCAGCGGGTTTTGCGGCGTAGCTCCAACCAAAACCAGATACCCGTTGTCCGTCTCTGGAATGGCGAGAAGCGCTGGGCCGATCTCGCTATTAGCGATCACATCAAGCAGTGCGACGCGGTTTTTACCGCCCGCAGTTTGGGCGTCAATCGTTGCCATGCGGAGCCTCTTTGCCGACGGCCCAGCGCAGGAATTTATAAACCCACGCCGCAAGATTGATAGTCGTAAGGACGGCCGTAGCGACCATCACGTATTCGGGGATATGTGCCCCGAACCAATGGGCCGCCGTTACCGCCACTGCGGGCGTCGATGCTGCCGTGCTGATTGCGGCCGGATCTTTCATGTAAATCTCGAAGCAGAGAGGTAGAATCACGTAAGCGAACAGCAGTTCGCCTACCTGTCTCTGCCCTCTGGAGACTTTTTGACGGGCCGCCCGTCGATTTGAGGCTCGACTAGACCTATGACCGAATCAGAATTTCATGCCATCGGAATGGCAGTTGGTACAGCTGTCATTTACGGTATCAAATGCTCACTGGCCGAGCGAAAGCAGCGCCGGCAAGCTCCCGGCTACGACTTTCGGGCCGAGCTTCGATACCGCGTTGGCTACCGGTTGGGCAAACTGTGGGCGCGACGTAAGTAATGCGGAGGTGGCTCGCTGCCCAAGTTGGGTATAAGGCAGGGACCCCAGCCCGATGCCGCCTAAAGTTGCTGCGGTTGCCACCGGTTGGGTAGCAAAGCCTGCCGCAATTCCTGTGGGCGCCAACAGCGTCATTAATCCACGCCCAATGGTTCCGGAGTCTGGATATTTTGCACCAAGAACTCTTTGGCCCGCCCCGGCCAAATCCTGCATTAATGCATTTCCTGTGGCGGTCGCGCCCTTGCCTACGCTTTGATCCGCTGATCGCACAGCTCTGTTAAGCATTGCTGCCGTGAAAACGCCCTCATTGTTCATTGCGCCTTGCGATGCTGCGGCAGTGCGTAAGCGCGTGAATCTAGCCCACGCAGAATTGGCATTGGCTAATTGCTGGGCTAGATCAGGGGGATTAACGCGAGAAAGATTGTCATCAACAGCATTTCGAATTTCGCTGATTGCCGCTCCCAGTTCGCGATTATCAAAAGAAGCATCGCCGAGGTACCCGTTTGCCTTTCGCGCGAGTTCACTTTGCACGCCTTTAAGCGTTTCGCCATCCATGGAACCTTGCGGAGACATTTTGCTAAAAATTTGATTCTTCAAAACGCTCATAAACGTTTTTGCTTGAGCGTCTGGCAAACCCTGAGCAAGGGAACCAAGATTTGTGATATCAGCTTGGAATTGTGGGTCAACCTTAAACTGCATTTTAGGCAAAACGGAATCATATACATCACTAATTGAATTGCCTACTTGTTCGATCCCTTCTTGGCCGATTTTCCCATTAAATGTCTTGCCAATCGGTGCAAGAGCATTGTTGTATGTAGCAGCATTGAACTGCCCAACTGCCCGCTGCTGAGCATTCTTGATCATGTCGCCAAGGACAGGAATGCTAGTAAGTTTGTCTTCTGTTTTTGCAAAACCGCCGCCAAGGATCTGGCCGGGAGTGGGCGTGACGCCCGATTCGATCAGGGTCTTCACGTCATCTGAAACTTGCGGCGAAATTACGCGGCCAGCTAGCATAGCAAGCGGTGACATTGCGCCGCCTGTGGCAGCCCCAAGGCCGATCTGATTGAGCTTTTCCTTCCAGAAATCCGTCGGTTGCTGTCCCGTGACAAGTGAAGTCAGATTCGCTGGATGGTCATTTTCAACCGGCGTGAGCGCTCCCGTGGCGGCGCCAAGTCCCGCGCCGATTCCAGCGGCCCCGAAATAGCCGCGCGCTACTGGAGCAGCGGCAGCAAGCGGGGCGGTTGCGACAAGGGATCCACCAATATTGCCAGCGCCCGCAGCAATTGGATGCGCTTGAGAATAGGGCGAGTATTGCTGATTCAGATTCTTCAGGCCCGTATTTGCATCATTCACAAGCCAATTGCCTGCGCGGCCGATCATACCCATAAGATCGCTGCCGCCTTGCGTCATGCCTTGCGAATTCGAGCCGAGTGATTGCAGTCCGTGGCCCAACAGTTGTTGGGCGCCGAGAACGGTAGAGCCGAAACCTTTACCCAAACCAGCTGCAAAAGATTCGAGGCTTCCCTGTTGTTGACCCAGTGCAGCCGGCGATTGAGGGGCTGGCTGTGCAGCCTGCTGGGCGCCTTGTTTCGGTTCCACAGGCAGAGACGAGAACGGATCATTGCCGCCCGCAGCAGGAGCAGTCGGCTTATTCTGTCCGTCAACAGCCAAGCTTGAGAACGGATCAGAGCCTTGCGCGGATGCCGGCTGCATCACGGGAATTCCCGGGAGCGACGACGGTTGTTGTTTCTGAGGCATATTGAGCCGTCCAAAAACTTGCTGCGCATACGGGCTATTCCCCGTTTGCGCTTGCTGGGATCCCGCACCGTCTTTGTATGCTGCTACGGCCTTTCGTGGATCGTTGAATCGATCAAGCTGCTGTCCGAGGTACCACGATCCAACTTCAACGCCAACCTGCGGATTGGTGAGGTCCTGCATCGTGTACTTGGTACCATTTGCGGCGTTGTAGTCAGACAGGGCAGGCGCGCGCACTTGCATTGGACCGGCAGCTCCTTGTCCCCCACCTGCTTTGTTCCAGGCAGACGGGTTCCCACCTGATTCCTGCTGTACGACAGCGTTAATCAAGTTCGGGTCAAGGTTGTGCTTGCGACCAGATGCAAGGATGATCGCGCTGAGATCCATTACTGGCCGCTCCCGGGTTGGATAATCCCTTGGTTCACAAGCGCGTTATAGTTGCTTCGGAGTTGCTGAACCTGCTGAGGCGACATGCGCTCAAGCATTGCGCGCCGTTGCTTCGGACTCATCGAGTCGTAGACGAATGCCTGCGGATCGACGGCCTTGTTCCACTGCGATTGCCACTGGTTGAACTTGTCGGTCGTCAAGCCAGAGTTTTGGAATGCATAGTCTTGCGCTGCGCGCATCTTCTCGGCGGCTATCGTCTTGGCGAGAATATCCTCGTTCGCCATTTTCGAAATACCCGGGTTTGCATTCCCGGTAACAGCCGCATTCAAACGCGCATCTGTGCCCGTCCCAAGCGATCCAGAAACCGACGACGCGTAGTTCGTCAGGATCTTCTTGAACTCGTCGTAATCCTTGACTTCTCCGGTGAATCCGATTGCTTTAGCGGTCTCAGGTGCCAACGCATTGAAGAACGACTTCGCCTGATTGCGCCAGTCAGAACCGGGACCCGTGTTGATTCCGGCGAGAGCATCTCGCGCTTGCGAGAGCAGATTGAGGCGCATCGGCGCATCGGCCGCGGCATCGTGAAGCGTCTGTGCTGCGGTGTTAGACGTTGCACCTTGTGAGGCAGACGCCGACTGCGCGGCCGGACTCATCCCAGTCGCCACGAAACCAGCGGGCGCTCCGTTGCCGCCCTGGTCGCCGTAACGTCCCGTATATCCGCCCTGAGCCCCCGGAACAGTCGACCCGAGGGGGATTGTCCCAGGAGTGCCGTCAGGCCCAACCGCAGCGATGCGCTGTGCCGCCTCACCGGGAGTAAGAGTCTTGTTGATAGTCGTGACTTGCCCCTGCGGAGCGCCAGTCATCGTGTTGAGCGGGACGATATTGACTTGACCACCGCTATCGATCGTTTGAACCTTCGGCATCAGTGCCTGAATCTTCGCTTCGCCAGACAGCGAGTTCATTAGGTGGTTGCGCACCCACCCAGCTTGAGCGCTCGGGTCTGACGGAATCGACTGAATCTCACGCACACCTTGATCAAGCGGCAGTGTCCCGTTCTGGACCGCTTGGGTGATCTGCTGCACGATAGAACTAGACATGTCCGCTTTGCCGAGATTCGGATCAAGCGCGAGCGACCCAATGCGGTTGCGGATGTCCTGTTGTTGCTTCAGTGCGAGATCAAGCTTGCCGGTGTCGTACTGGAGTTGGCTGTTTCGCTGTTGTGCAATTTGCCCCATGAATTCGGGCAAAAATGCGCCAGCGCCGTTCTGGCTTGCCAACGTCTGAAGCTTATTGAAATCCACAGATCCATCGGGATTTAACGACTGCGAATAGGCATCAGAAATGGCCTGATTCGCGTTCAGGCGCATGGAATTCTGTTTGAGCGCAAGCAGCCCGGCCGCAGTCTGGATCGGCTGCTGAATGGCCTGAAACGGATTCTGCTGCGTCTGGATTTGCAGGGGGATCGAGGGATCGAGCGGCATCGTGTCTCCTAGTACCCGTATCCAAGGCCGCCGAGGCCCGACATTGAGCTTGTTGCGTAGTCGGCAGGGCTAATACCAGTGCTGAAGTTGCCACCGTAAAATCCGCCTGCGCCGCCAGCATTGTTGTTCATGAGCGAATACAGCAATCCATTGCCCCCAAGTGACGACAAGCCGTTGCTGATAGCATTAGCCGATCCAACCGTTCCAGCCGCGCGAGCGTTCGCGCCTGACATGAGAATGTTGCCCGCATTCGATGCGGTTTGAAGACCGGCGTTACCAACGCCAGCGGCAGCATTTTCACCGAGACCAACGAGGCCGGAAAGACGGTTGAACTGGTCCGTGTTGACACCGTAGTTTGTCGCAAACTGTTGCAACGCGTTTTGATACTGTTGCTGGAACGTTTGATCCGCGAGTCCTGTTGTATATTGCGATAGCCCTTTGGCCTGCGCACCGGACAAATTCAGGCCCTTGGCGGCCAGTGCGTTGTTCGTATTCTTCAAGCCTTGCTGGAGAGTGAACTGGTAACCGGGCGTCTGTTCGAGCTGCGCTTCAGTCGGGTTGAAGCTGAACTGCATCCCTCCAAGTTTCGCGAGCTGATCCTGCATACCTTGGATATTGTTAGTACCAAGGTTCATGTACGGCTGCAAGTTCTTCTGCATCTGCTGGAACTGCTGCCATTGCAGACCAGCTGCATTATTTGCGGCGTCTGCTTGTGCGCTAGCAGCGTCCGAGGCCGCCCCGGCCTGCATGGCGGAACCCGCCAAGCCTGCTACCGCTGCACCACCGATTGCTGCTGCTACCATGTCAACTCCCTGTTACAGCCACTTTTCGTAAGTCGTTTCGACCGGTTCAAACTTGAGAAACTTGAACAGCGCCGATGCATCGTGTTGAACCTTGCTTCCAACAGCCCATCGCTTCACGCCGCGTCGCTTCAGTTCTTTCTCCACGAACCGGAACATGCGAATGCCAGCAAGCTCGGTGCGTCGCTCGGGAGCCACATAAAAAATGTCGGGCGAGCAGGTGAGGCATGAGCGGTAATGAAGACCCGGTGCGATAAAGCACACGAAGTAGGCGACGATTTCTCCAGCTTCGCGACCGATCACCATCATCAGTGAGCCATCCGCTTCACGCGCTCGATACACTTCCTCTTGAGGCTCCAATGCGATGCCATGATGGATATGCGTCGAAATTTCACCGTAGTGCTCTTCCAGCAACGGCTTAAGCTCGCCATACACATCGCTGAACCGTTCGATCGCAAACGTAATCACTAGAACCTCACATCAATTACAAGGTGGATACGATCATCGGCGCTGTTGTTCACAACTTCATGCTCGAGCGCGTTCTGAAACCACCAAATCTCGCCAGGACGCATCCATACTTGCTCATCACCACATCGGAACGTATTGCCTGGCTCCGATTGCAGAACAAGGTGATATCGATCCCAGTATTCCGCATGCCACGGCGAATCAGCGTGCGGGAAAATGCGCCCCCCCGGCTTAAGGCGATTCACCATGCACCGACCGAGCCGCGTCCCGCCAAGAGCAGTCATCAGCGCCATAATGTGATTGCGAGCTTCGGGCAACTCATTGACCTCTGGGCGCCACGGGCACTCATGCAGATCATGACCGGCGAGCTTGTTCTGCTTGTAAAGCTCTTCCTCCTCAGCCGAATTGACGTGGACATGATCTTGAAATCGCAGATAGATCGTGTCGGTATCACCGAACGGGCCTTGCGGGTACTTCCGCAAGAAATCGTCCGCCTTCCAGAGGTCCGGCTTTCGGTACAGTGCATTGAGCAAGGGCGTTACATTGACGCCCTCTGCGATTTTTTGGAAATTCCGCATCAGGCCATTCCGCCGATGATGTACTGTTCGGATGCGGGCGTGATCGGAGATCCCGTCGTATTGACGAACTGGATTTGCAGCGTATTCGCAGCACTAACAAACACGTTGCCGATCGACAGACCTGCTTGATGGGACGGCTTGTTCACATCGATGCTGTCGCCAACAGCAAGACCGTTGACGGTGAACGTCTGGATCGCGGTCGTGTTTGCGCCGACAGACGTTGGCGTCAGCGTTTGTTTGATGTTGTACATCCGCGTGATCTTGGTTGCGCCCTTGCTGGTCATCGTGACCGAGTCAAGTTGTGCATCACTCGTCATGACGCCTTGCGTGTAATTGCTCATCTGCTAACTCCCTAAATAATGACCCATGCAGGCTAAGAGCCGCTGGTTTCGTAAACACCGCCCATCAGCGTCAAAGACGCGCCTGCGGACGCACTAGCCTGCAAAGTTGCACCAGCTCCCATGCTCAGGCCGATAGCAGGGGGAGGGACCCACGGTTGTCCAGGAGACAGGGAAAACGTGGGAGCGAATTGGTTGGCCGCCGAAGGGGTTCCGCCCGACGGCACGTTGTAGAGATTCACCGATACCACTGCGGCCGATGTATTCGTGATCGACAAATTCCCAATGGTCGTAGTCGTACCTGCCGGAACCGTATAGACGATTTGATTGCTCGTAGTGAGCTGAACAGGTGCGATTGCTACGGGGACGCGCTTCATTACTACCTCGGCAAAATCGTTACAGTCGGTGCGCTCGAATAGGTGACGTTCACCTTGTCGCCAGCGTTCAACTCAATCAGCGTCGAGCCGATACCTACAGCGCCTTGCAGCAGACCCTTCACATACACACGGCTAGTTCCTACAGGAATGGCGCTTGTGAGTGTGAGCGTCGTTCCGACCAGAGACAGGATCTGGTCATCGCCTTGGAACGTCGCATCGAAGAACAGCCATAGCCGCGAGATCGCACCAAACGAGTTCGGCAAAGTCAGCGTTGTGGTTGTACCCGGCGTGAAATCAGTCCCAGATACAAACGTCTTGTCCACGATGTCTGACGCCGAATTACCGACCGGGAGCACTGTCGGCCCGCGCTGAAGCGTTAGAGCCGTTACTGCGCCTCCTGTGATATGGAATCCTTGGCGAGACGTGGCCGTATAGGTTGCGGGCGATGCCCCGAGCGTTACAGTGGCCGCAGCTTGCGCGTAATCAGTGTTCACGGGCGACGCAAACAGCATGTCGATCAACGTGTCGCTGCTCGGCTGAGCCAGCGTCATTTCGCTGAGCGGGGATGACGTATCAATCGGAGGAAGTGCGAACGTTTCTTCGACGCCCAGCACGTCTTCAATCGTCAATTGCCCGTCACCGCCGTTCGTTCCGCCAGTGCGCCGGAAAAGCTGCACGAGGAAAAGGAACCATGCTTCATTCCACTTCCCGGTCTTTGGGTCAACCGGAGGCACATCAATCAGCGGGACGTTTGCTTGCAGGTTAGCCATGGTCACTGGTTGTTCGATTGCGCCTGCACCCATGCCCCAAGAAGCGCGGTCTTGACTGGCGCCGACCATGAAAGCTCGAACACCCGGTCACGGGCCATTCCGAGCCGTTGAAATTGCAATGAAGTCAGGTATTCGCCTTCTAGACCCAGACTCGTGCTGATAGCGTTTCCCCACGATTTACCACGGGTGTCACTCCAACGAAGAAACACGGGAACGGGGGCATAGTTGTTGCCATTACCCACTTCCATATTCGCAATAAACTCGCGATAGCGAATACGATCCGAGTTGTCGTCAACGCTGTGCATGAACGACCGAATGCGTGGAATCGGATTGCCGTTGTCCGTGTAGTTTGAAACGTCCCACTTATACAGATTCCCGTTCTGCCAATCACCGACGACAGGAACGCCATTGATAAAGGCATAGCAGTTCGCGCGATGGCGATGCAAATTGCCGTTCGTATCGACCCAAGCAAGCTCGTTCCATTGACCCGTGCTAAGGTCAAACTGCCACGTCTTATCGCTGACCGGGAACGTCAGCACGTAGAAAAAATGGCCTTCGATCTGGTACGTGAACCCGATTGCTTGGTTCAGATCCGGATAGGAGGCAATCTCATTGTCGATAGCGAACGTCGAAATCTGCGAGGCGCTGAACTGTTCGGTCTTGCAGACGACCGCATTACCTTGCGGCGACTGCGCCAGCCAGTAAATGTCACCGTCCATCTGCGAAATCGATGCGGCCGACGTGCACCCAAACTGGATGAATACGCCGGGCAGACGATCAAACGGAAAGGGCGTATCGCCAGCGTCAAACCAAACTTCGGTCGTTGCTTCGCCAAAAAGGTAGACGTAGCGCTTGGCAACAGCTACCGCGACGAGCTGATCGGAGAATCCCGACTTCGAAGCAAAATCCGTAGCATCAAAGTTAGTTTCGTTGACGAGCGAGATGTACCACTGCGACGTACCCGGGCGGTTGAATACGAGATACCCGTCAACGAAATCAATCCGCGCCGAACCGTAGAATCCCGGGTCAATTACTGCTGAGAATGCACCGCTATTCAAGGTAACAAGCCAACCTTGAGTCGAGCCATCTACGATCATCAACGTCGTGCCGTTGTCGATCATCGAGACGAAACCGGTTTGGCTCGCGATGTCGCCCAGCTTCTTCAGATTCCACGACGAATCGATCTTATAGACGGTCGACCCACACACTCCGTACCCGTATCCATCAGACGCAGCAAATAGCGCGCGCCAGCCGCTTCCAGATGTCGGTGTTGCCATGACTAGCTGCGTAAGACCCGGCGTTTGGTAGTACGTAAACGGGAACGGAGAGTCTTGCGTATTCTTTTCGGCATACAAATTCACGCAGCGCTGCGCGTTCGCGACCAGCGACTTTGCAGAATAAGCTCCCGTGGTAAGTGCAAACTTCACGGGGTGCTCCCGATCTGGAAGTCCCCGTACACGTTGTAAGTTGCTCCCCGTTGAGGCCGCACAGACGGCGGCAACTGAAGCTGCGGAATCGCCGTATTTGCTTCTTCGATGATCCGAAGCGAAGCCTCTGCCTTACCTCGCACAACGTCGCTGACCGGCAACCCGTAAAACGGGTACAACTCAAGCACAAGATTCCACATCAAAGCCGCGCTATATTCAGGCGGCATAGCAATCGTGTCGTTGACGGTCTGGAACTGTTGGAGTTGCTGCATGACCGTGATGTGAATCTCATACATCGAGTTCGGCACGGGCCATACGTACAGATTGCCGATCGGGTATGCCATATCGTAAAAGGCATATCGCGGGAAGGCATTCAGGTTCTTGATCGAGATCCGGTTGTAGTCTTCGGTCGATCGAAGAATTTCCAGCGGGTAATCCACCGGAAGGGGAGTTTGCACGTTCTGACGGAAGAATGCAGACTCCAGTTTCGCCGGACGTGCTACATCAAAATCGCCACCAGGCCCAACCGTGTACGAAATCGCGCCCGTCGCCTGTTTCGCCAGCGTAACGAGCTGGTAGATCATGTAGCGGCGCCGCTGGAGCTGCGCCATCAACATGTTCAACAGATTGAACGAGTCCGTCATGTCCTCAGCGGACGCGACTTGGCCGACGCCGAGAACGTTCGCAGTCTTCAGAGCGAGATTGATGATGTCTCGAACTGTTGTCTGGGGAGGAACGGTCGAAATGGCGATTGTCATTGCGTTAGATCTAATATCTTGGAAAGCAATTGCGAAAATAAAAATCAGTCATAAGCTCCACTGAGCATCACTACGAAATTGCATTGGGTGCTGTTCTTATTGCTTATATATAAAGCGTCCGTTCTGATAAAAACGTATACATTCCCGGCAGTGCCCGCTGACCCGCTAGGCGTTCCTGTTGAAAAATTAACGTTTGTATTGGCAAATGACGCAATCGGAGTCGTATTGCCTCGCGTTACGATCCCATCGAAAACATTGGACGCTGCTGAATCTTTCTCGAAGACTGTAAGTCTGAATGTATTGTTACCAACCGGGAAAGTTAGTGGCGTGACCGTGTTAGCTGGCAATATGCATAGCCATTTGTTGATACCCATCTGAAAAGTCAGTGGGTTACTCACTGTTATGTTGGATAAAAACGGATACAGGTTGATGTTGTCGGCCTGCACCGATCCAAGATAAGACGTGCCGCCGACACGCACAACATTATGATAGGAGGTAAATTGCGCGAAGTTAGGCGCCCCAGATCCATCACTTTCTACGATGCCAAGCAACCCAGAACCTGAAGAAACGATATCTATATCGTTGTCGGTAGTCGTAAGGGCAATATTATTGGGGGAGTCCCCACCAGGAGCGACACCGCAATCCGTTACCCACACGAACGTAGAATTCAGGCTTTTTACGACATTACCTTTCGCAACTATAGATGCGTTGATAACCATCGTGTTAAACCGCAAATTCATGAACGCAAGCGGCCGATTCACGAATGACGACACAATTGGCAACCCGTCATCGCCACTAATTATTCCATTTGTCCCCGTCGATGGCTGATTTGTCATGCCATCATCATAGACATTATCAAGATACGTAACGCTGGTAGCATACGATGGTTGAACGCAATATTGCATACGCCCGCGCAATGTATTACCAATGAACGTTTGCCACATCCCCCGTTGTTTGTTAAAAAAAACATCGGTGATTGTGTTCCCTTGGTCTACACATCCAAAGACGCTAGTATGAGTCGCAAGACCACACGTCTGCATAGTTGTTGTGGCCGGCCACATCGGCGTGACGCCATCCCAACTCATGCCGCCGCCATTGATAACATTCCCGATGCGAGTCAGAAACATGGTTGCGTTGTTGGCATCGCATGCTTGGCTGCAATTACTGAATGTACAGTATGCAATAATCGGGCTATAACTCCCGTAACTAACTTGCCCGAATCCAAACGTGGTGTTTCCGGCGTTATTTACATTTGCACCAGATATATCACACGAAATCATCTTTGGATGATAGTTCTGGTAATCAATAAGCGCCTGTACGCTACAATCCCATATTTTCACGCCATATATATTGGGAGCGTCGCAAAATTGGAACTGTAGGCCATTAGTTGAGACCGATGGGACGCGATATCCTTGCAACTCAAGGTTTGCAAGGTCCTTGATATAGGCTGGTTGAATAATTCGAACAGAAACTGTCGCGGCGACAGAATACTGCGACGTATTGTCTGGAATCGTCGCCCACGGTGCCTGAGGAATACCGGTGTAACTAGTGCCGATATCCACGACTTTTGTCGATGGATTATATAGATCAATATATTTTGACTGCCCAGCTCCTGTTCCAGCTGTGATAGTCAATAGGTAATTCTTTAGTTGGTAATATGTCGATGAATCGGACGCAGAAAGCGTGATGGTGCCACTAGTTCCGGCTTGCGCGGTCCCGCTAGTGATAGTGCCGACAGGCATATCAAAAACAAGATTGTCAGTAAGTGTGACGGTATTCCCAGCAATTGATTGAACCTTGCATAATTGACCGAAAGCATTATTGGGATCGAACTGATGCGCTCCATATGCAAGGCGATCTGTCATGGCTCTAAGCAAATATCCTGGCTGGATACCTGCCACGCTCGCTAGCGTAAGCGTTTGACTTTGCGAAAGCGAAGTTGCGGTTGCGGTAGTATTGCCTACTACAACGCCGCCTATGAGCAGTACGGGTAAAGCAGGATTGCCGGTTGCAAGCTGTTTGATACGAGCAAACCCAGTCCAATCAAAGACGCCTCCGCCAACACTGACGTTGACGTTAGTCACACCGTAAATTTTTCCGGCAGGCCAATACAGCGGAACGTCGTTTGTTGCGGCATACGTGATGGCGTTAGTGATTGCTATCGTATCGTCCGTCACTCCATCACCTACAGCGCCGAAATCAGCCACAGAGACCACATCGCTTAACTTCGACTTGACCGTGCGATTGACAGACCCAGTCGCTCCTTGCGTGAATCCCTGATAGGTCTGTAGAACCCATTGACCAATCTTGGTAAGCGAAGTTTGCAGAAGGCCAACGCCACGCGACATCGGAATCGTTTCTGCACCCGTCAGCGTCGCCGCATCAGTAGCAGTACCATCCGCTATCTCGTTCGTGATCGTGACCGCTCCGGAAATTTCCGGGATATTGCTTTGGTCATAGATCTGCACATTAGTTAGCGTGCGCAGAGTGACCGGGCCAATCATGTACTGAAGGTTGTAAGTACCATCAGCGACATAGAATGAGTAGAACCCGGTCTGATCACACGTGACCGGGTTCGTGATTTGGGTAACGCCGTTGTCAGAATAGAGCGTGACGAGGTTCCCGGACGTGGAATCCGTCACAAATACTTTTGCCCCAGCAGCAGGGATGCTGTTGGTGAAGAAAACGACGTCCCAATACTTGCGCATGGCTTAGTGGTTCGTCCAGCTATACGAGCCGTTGCTGTTCGTGCAGAGCACTTCCACGTACAGCGTGCCGCCACCCGTTGCAGTAGCCGCATAGACCGGGCTAGCAGCGCCGTCCGTCTCGATCGCGACCAGACCAGCGCTCGATGCGTTGCAGGTCGGAAGCGTTGCGTTCGTGTACTTCGCCGGGATCACGAGCGCCGAGTTTGCGTTTTGCGAACTCATCGAACCGGCGCAAAAGGGGAGCGACGAGCCAACCGAAACGCCTTGCCAGTTGTAGTAGGTACTGCCTTGGAGGAAGTACGTGCCACACTGGGTGTTGATGGTCGAAAAGCCATTGTTCGCGTTGAACTGAGCATATGCAGGAGCCGAAAGGGCAGCAAATGCAACAGCAACCGCAGTAGCGATAAAACCGAAAAGCTTCTTCATGAGATTTCCTCGAAAGGTCAGGATTTCGCAGCGTCGATCATTTCTCGAAGCCGTTCCGATCGCATCTTGTGATGTGGCTTCAGCCCGAGTGCTCGCGCCTCTGCGAACAAGCGTTCACGCTCGGAGATTTCTTCGCGCACGGACTGGGCGTCCGCAGCATCAGCGCCCATTGCAGACGCTTCTTCGTCCTCGTCATGCACGATGACCTGCGATCCATCGGCCAGCGTCACCCACTTGGGATATTCGGAGAACGTGTAGGGGGCCGTGAAATTGCGGCCATTGGAGATGTTGATGTGACCCATTAGCAGTCCAAAAAAGGAGCCGAGGTATTCCCCCGGCTCCAAACCGCACCGGAGAAAGGCTTACACCTGATCGGCGACGATACAGGCCCATTCGGGGCGAATTGCTGCATATCCGTACAAGCAGTCAATTCTTGTCACCAAACTGTCGCTCATCACGTCATACGCGGTCAGAAGACGCAGCGACACGCCATCAAACTCAGCTCGGGCCGCTTCGACAACACCGGTCGTCGGCATTTCGAGGTCGGCCGTTGCCAGCGTGAATGCCTCGGGGTAATACGCGAGGTTCTGGCGATACTGCGAGCTGGCCGGGAGCACGAGGCTGATTGCTGCGCTGTTGGCAGGCGATGCCGTGACCGTGTTGAACGCTGCGGGAGCCGGGACGATTGCCGGGTAGATCGGAATCGACGTAGCGCCCGAAGCGACGTTTTGCGTAACCACGAACTGACGCAGAGCGCCCTGGTCTTGGCCAGTCAGGCGGTTGATCGCATTGACGCCAGCAATCGTGATGACATCGCCAGCGTTCAGAGTGCCGGTGATTGCGTTGACGGTAAGCGTGTTGCCCGTTTGGCCTGCGCCGTTGACCGTGCCAGCCGAGAACGAACCGACCGTGTGAACGCGGGTCGTCTGATCCATCATCCAGTCGAAGCCGAGGGTATCGGTCGTGATCATCCCGGTTTCGTACTGGTCGCTGATCTTGCGTTGCGGGTTGAAGAGACCAGCAAGCGACGAGACCGAGCGAGCTTGCGTCAGCGGATCCATGATGATCTTGCGATCCATTTCCGGCGCAAGGTTCTGCGACAGCGTGGCACCAGCGGTAAGCCAGGTGCTTGCATCCGGCGAGACGAGGCCCGACGAATTCTTGTACACCAGGTTGCACGACTGCTGCGCCACCGACATCAGGTCGTCCGCCATGTGAGCGGCGAGACGGTTGATAGCAGGTGCGAGGATGCGCTCGCTGTAGTCGTCCAACGACATCGTTTTTTCGGCCGTACCAAACGAAACCGGCACGTTCGCTTGGGTCGCAACCGTCAGCGTCGTGTTCTGTTCGTTGGTGCCTTGCGGCGTGATCGCCGGGCCGGTGTTGACGACGTAATCGTTCGGCAGGCGGATGCGCAGCGTGTTACCGATCTTGGCACCCGAGCGGGCGAACTGATCGTCGTACTGGCGCGAAACCGTGCGAAGGAAAGCGTTGGACTGCGTGAAGAGGCGGACTGCCTCGTTCGTGATTTGGTTGATGGTCAACAAGGAGTTGCCGGCCATTTGTCATCTCCAAAAGGACAGGGAAAACGCGCCTTGCGGCGAACTTTCGTTCCTGCCCTGCTGGAACTGACTTAACGGGCTAACCCTCGCTGACTGGCGATACAGGTCAGATTGACGGTTCCGACGGACCTAGTGGCTACGGCATATCAGGCCAATGCCGGTTGCCTTTCCTGATGTTCTCTTCTGCCGGGATCACTTGCAAATTACCCTCCCAATGGAGGCCGCAAACAATCTTGCTGCGCAGCGGAACAACATGGTCCACATGATAATGCCGATAGTGAATTTTTGACAAACGTTCCGCCTCTTTGTAGAACTCCTCAATTTTGTCTTGGTTAGCCCATTTGGGCGTGGCGCGGAGTTTTTCTGCTTCTCGGCGATTTTGTGCGGCCGTGGCTTTGGCGCGATTGTTCTTCTGCCACCGAGACGCAGCTTCTCTGGTCTTTTCTCGATTGGCTTCACGGTATTCCTTGGCTGCCTCCAGCACCTTCTCGTTACCAATCTTTTGGCGCCATTTTTCAACGTATTGAGCAGCGCGTCCAGGGTTCTTCTTTCTCCACTCGCGCTGATATTCTCGGCTAGCCTCTAAATTTTCTTTACGATAGGCTGATCGTTGTGCTTTGACCTTTTCGGGATTGTTCTGAGCCCATGCCTTGTTACGAGCCAAGATCTCGTCTTTGTGAGCTGAGTATTTCTTGGCGGCCATCTCTTTTCTGCATGATTTGCAATAGGTGTTCAGGCCGTCCTTTTTTTGTTTGTCCTTTGTGAACTCAGATAGCGGAAGGAAATTCCCGCATTTGCAGCATTTCTTCATGCGTTCCGTGTCGAATGTTCTTCTAACATCTCCGACTTTAGGCCCATAGTGAAACTATGCAACAGGCTGCTGCTTGTATTCCCCCGATACAGTCGAATGCTTGTTAGCGCTTCTTCCGCGCGTTCTTGTTGCGCCACGCGATCCACGCTTTCTGATCGCTCGGGTCCGGTTCGGGACCATCCCCGCCAGCATTGCCTCGGCTCGTCACAGTCTCGATGGGAGGAGGGGCTTTGCTGACCTGCTTGGCAAACGCTTTGCTGGCCTTCTCGGACAGCTTGACCATCTCGATACCCATCTGCACCGGGTCAAGCGAGCCAATGCGCAGCGCTTCGTTCAGGTGCTCGGGCTTGCCGAGATACGTCACGACCTTTTCTGCGCCGTCGATGCTGGTAAGTACCTTCAGGAAATCCGGGCCGCCGATACCAGCCATGTTCAGGTTCTGCACCGACTTTTCGAAGTCATCGCCGAATTCCTTGGCACCAGCTTCGTTGATCGCGGCAATCTTGCGGCTCATCTCGCGGTCGTTGAGCTTGCGTTCCGCCAGTGCGTCGGCGAGCTTCTCGATGTCAGGCTGGGGAACCGCTGCGGCTGTCGGTTGAGCCGGTTCTGCTGCCGTAGCTGCGCGCAGGCGTTCGATTTCGGCCTTCAGTGCATCACGCTCTTCCTCTGCCTTACGACGAGCTGCCGTGATTTCGCTGATGCGCTTCGGCACCCAGCTTGTGTCGTGCTGCTGGGGCGGGTCATCGGCCGGAGGATCCGACGGAGCCGGATCAGTCGGCGGCGTATCAAGGTTTGCGGGATCGGTGACTAGCGGATCTTGGATTTCGCTCATGGTTGCTCCGGTTACTGGCCCGTCGTCGCGGGCTGTTGTGATTGCGCCAACTGCTGCGCTGCTTGATTCATGCTCTGCTGATGGGCTTGCTGTTCGCCCTGTGACTTCTCTTGCTCGATCTGCGGAACGGGTTGAAGGACTTGGGTAATGCCCGCGGCATAGGCGTTTGCCGGATCGACCGGATCAGGCTGCACACCGCCATCAGGTGCCGGCGCGCGAATGATCTCGGCCAGCATCTTGCGGACGAGCGGCTCCATGGCTTCGGCCGCCATCGCAGGCCACATGACCTTGAGCCGGTTCGTCTCTGCCTCAAACGCCTTGCGGATAGCCTCGTTGTCGTTCTCCATGCGCAGGGCGAGATGGTTCAGGGCGTCAATATCGACGCGCTTGGCCTGGAGCTGTTGCTCGACACTCTTGTCGTGAAGCTGCTGCTGCAATTCTTTGATGAACTGAGCCGCTGCCTGAAGTTGCTGCTCCATCTGCTGAACCTGCGGATCGACTTCACCGAGGACGGCCGGATTGCTGGCCTTGATCCAGTTGCGCATGCGCTCTTGCAGCTTGTCGGCGGTCGGGAAATCAGCCGAACCCATGTACAGATCGCCAATGACGTTCGGCAGTGCTGGGTTGTTCATCAGCAGTTGCGTCATCGCGTCGAAAGCCTGCTTGCGGCGCGTCTCGAAGTTCGGCCCAACCGACGCCATGACTTCGTACGTCCCGACATTCGGGTTGAAGATCGCCGCGACCTTGGATTCACCCTCATCCTGCTGCTGTTGCAGCGCTTGCTTGGCCTGCGGATCGATCTGGATCTGCTGTTCCTCCCCGGATTCCGACATGATCCGAATTACACGACGCGTGTCGTAATACTTCGGGATCAGGTCGATAAGCTGCTTGCCGGTGAACTTGATGGCCTTGGCGAGGTTGTCCTGGAAGTGGAACGTGACGCGCTCGCCCTGTTTTTGGCGTTGCTCGATCGAGATGCCGCTGACCTCGTTACCCTGAGCACTGAACGTAGCCTCGTACTGACCCGACGCCATCATCATCTCGTGTTCCGCGGCTTGCATGCCATCCATGAACACGGGAGCCGAACCAGGCGCAGGCTGGCGAGTAGGCGGGGGAATAGGATTGCCGCTCTCGTCCGCATTGTTGTACGGGAGATACGCGTGGTTCTGCGTGTTCGCCGTCGCCCAGTAGTTTTCCAGCCCTTCAATAGCCTCAACCGGAGCGATGTAGGGCGATTTGCTTTGCAGCGCGCCGTATTCAAGCGCGGCCGATGCGTTGTAGTTGAAGGCGCGCTGGGCGTCCTTCAGATAACGCACCATTCCCTTACGATCGAGACGGCCCTCGATGATGACCTCCTCACCGGGAACGCGAATGATCGGGATGTACTTGCCGAGCCATTCCGACTTCTCGGCGATCTCGTCGCCTACGATGAGATACCAGTCGACCGAAAAACGGGGGATGCGGCGACGCTGGACGTTCGAACCGTTATCTAGTGCCTGCTTGAGCATGTCTCGCGCGTCGTCCGGCATGCTCGATTCGCGCACCAACATGACGCCGCCATCGTCACGCGGGATCGCATACAGCCAATCCTTCGACTCGGAGCGCTCGTAATACTCAGCCACACGCACCGTATCCCGCCGCGACCATTCCAGCGCGTCATCGCCGTGGTTCTGGCGCTTGACGATGTTCGGGTACTTCTTCTGTGCCTCATCCCGAGGCATGTCGTCGTAGATGAATGCAAACCGCGCGTCCGATCCGTCCTGCTTCTTGATGTTCGGGTCCATGTAGACCGACAGCGGGTCGGGGATCTGGTCGATGTACAGCTCTTGGTCAAACGTGTTGTCGTCGGTGTAACGACTGACAATGCGCCAGTAGCCGATCCCTCCGCCCACCTGGAACTCGCTGGCCTTGTCATAGGCCGTCTGAGCGTCCGAGATGTACTCGATGCGCCGGATAATCTGCTCGAAAATCTGCGCCGATTCGTAGGTAGCTTCGTCGCCGGTCGGGCTGATCCGGATCTGCGGCTTGTTCTCTTTGCCTTGGTTAACGACGTGCAGCCAGTGCGTGTGCACTTTGTTGATCGTCACCATCGGCTGACCGGCTAGCTGACGCTGAGCACGAACGGCCGCATTCCATTGTTCTTGATTGTCGGGATCAGCATAGAGGAACCGAATGTCGTCCTTGAACCGCTGCCGCGCGTCGCCTTCCCATTCGATGCACGAGCGAAACCGATCGTGGGCCCGCTTAATGATGTCCTGTTTGCGCTCAGCCATTATTCTTCACCCGGGCCTTTTGGCAGTTCGGCCCAATGTGTTACATCGGAAGCACCGAAATCTTCTTCACATTCCCAACCACCTACGCCGCTGACCGAGACACTTTCAAACACCGTGCCATCGACTGATACGTTGACTGAGAAATATCCGACAACAGGGCCTGAATAGCCAAAGTCAGATTTAACCCACAGCAATACATCTTGGGATCGCATGTCTAGTCCATTACGGGTTGGAGCGAGTGGAATGGTTCCAATTGGTTTCCAGTCAATCATTAGTCGCCCGCCCATGCGTCTTGCATAATGAAGTTAGGCATGTCGTCAATCCAGATATCGACAGGCCGTCCGATTGAATCCATGTGAGACTTTTTTGATTTACGTTCGGTATATTCAACGTTGTCAAAGAGTCGGCAAATGTGTTCCGGAATTTCCTCGACCGGCGTTTTATAGCGCATAGTCACCAGCTCTACGGAATGGCCGCCAATCTGCGCCATTGTGATGAAGTGGTACCACAAGAATTCGTCGGCGGTGTAGGTATTGTCGTAATCAATAGCGATTCGCATGCTCACATCCAATTGCCGCCGAGATTGCGGCCAGTGTTGAACTGTCGTTTCGGGATAGTCTGAAAGTCGCGCTTCTTCGGCTTTTCTTCCTTAAAGGCGATCGCCATGTACCCGAATGCGTCCGCGGCATGGGAAGCCCAGTCATGGAGTGGCTCTTTGCTGAATTGCTTCGTTTCTTCGTCTACTCGGTAGCGATAGTTGCGAAGCGCGTCTAAACCAGTCTCGCATTTACGCTCATCGAAATAGGTAAGCGGCAACATTAGTCGCGCTGCTTCGATGCGTGTATCGATAGAAGTCTTTGCGACGGTACGAGTCTTGAATCCGGCAGCCCGAAGTTGCTGGGCCACCGTGCGCTCTGCGGCTAGAAGCTCGTTGTTCGCGTCATGAGGCAGCCAGCAATCCCCGTAGACATATTTCTTTGCCTGCAAATCGACGATGTATTCGCCGATGTGCTTCCCAACACCCTCGTGATAATCAATGATCCGGTATTCGAATGGACCAAGCTGTGCGAACCAGATCGCCGTTTTGTCTGCGCGGCCCAAGTCCCAGAAGATATGGACCGGCTTGCTGGGATCGTATGGAACCGGCCGGATGCGGTCTGCTGCTTCACGGAGTTCCTTTGCATATACAGCGCCCATAATCGGCGTCTCGAATGAGCACAAGAATTCCTGCTCGAAGTAGGCGGTGCCAAGGGCTTCTCCGTAATCCTTGATGTAATCGGCCAAGAGTTTGTCCAACTGTTCGGCCGTGATGACACCAGTTTGTTTGGCAGTCAGCACTTGAGCGAACGCATTCGGATCTTCTTTCGCCGCCATCAAAGTGCGGTATGCATGGTTCTTGCCACGCGGGGTGGTGTTGAAGATTTGCCAGCCGCCGTTTTCCGCAAGTATCGGCCGCAGATATGCTTTTGCGGCCGGATTTGAAAGCGCCCATTCCGAATACACCAGACCAATTGGGGGCGATCCAACCAGCGCGTTGAAGTTGTCGGAACCAACCACCTGCCACGTCGAGCCGTTGATGAACTCGATGTACATTTCCTGATCGTTCTTGCGACGCCGGATCTCTGGCGGGAATGCCTCGTCAATGCGCTTCTTGCCGGTATGGGGATTGACAGCATTCCAGATAGCTTTCTTCGCCTGGTTGGCTAGCGGCAGCATGTACCAGTAAGTTCCGACTCGCTGGAACGACGCTACAGCCGTCCAATGCAATCCGACTTCATCCTTGCCCGAACGGCGATGCCATACGATTTCTGCGTGTTTGCCGCCGCGCTCCAAGTAGCTCCACGCCTCGCGCTGGTAATCTCGTGGGCGCCAGTTATTCGGAATCTGTATTGTCGCCACCAGAATCTCCGAACCGCACAATCTGCACCACGAACGGCGCGCCATCTGCGCCGGTCACTTCAGAGTGAAGCTTTTCGCCGTATTTCTTCGGATCCCACTTAGCCAGCAATTTCAGCCGCGTTTCGATCTGAAGCTTCCGGTGCCCAAGCATGTCCTCGTGCACCTCTTTCTTGCCAGTTTCGCTGATCTCACGCCGCACACCGTCAACTGGCGTGTCAGCAATGATCAACGTGTCCTCAAAAATCGCTTCGCGCCCCATAATTCTCGCGCGCGCGATGCGTGCGGCAAAATCTGCGTGATCCTCGATCCATTGATAGACCGTTCGCCATGCAGGCATATGCTCGTCGCGGCAAATAACGCGCAGCGGTTCGCCGTCAGCAATGCGCTGGCAAATCTCCTCTGCTGCCTTTTCGGTGTAGGTGGAAATGCGACCGCGTGCCATTTCTATCGTGGGTTATTAACTGCGATTGCGAATCTCAAACGCCCGCGCCTGAATCGCCATCTCGCCAAGATTCCCAGCGGATACGCGGCATCGCGCTACATATGATCCAATCACCTCAGCCGCCACCCGGGCGCGAGCTTGACGCGCTTCTTCTTCCACCAATGCGTCGATATCAGCGCCCATAAAGTCGCTCAATTCGGCTTTACGGCGGATGCGGTATTCAATGCCGTTGCGTTTCACTTAATCTCCGGCGTTCATTTTTTATTCCCTGTACATAGAATGTGTACAGGTGTACGTGGAGCGGGCTGCGAGAATTGAACTCGCCTGAATGGCTTGGAAGGCCACGGCCTAACCGATCGGCCAAGCCCGCAATATGGTCTGAGTGGAAGGATTTGAACCTTCGGCCTCCTGCTTCCAAAGCAGGCCGTCTAACCGGACTGACATTACACTCAGGTGTTTGGTGAGAGCGGCCAGTGCTGATCTCTGGCATAGGAGACCCAAGAAATATACCCCTGGGAGCGCATCAGCCTGCGCATTCGCTCTCAAGTGTGCGGGCCGTAGCCCACTCACTCGCCACGCCAGGGAATTCCATCTCCCATGCGCCTCCTAGGGTCGGCGAGCCAGCAGATTCGAACTGCACACTTGAAAGCGCCACGTTTCGTGTGGCATACGGCGCAAACATCGCGCACCCAAGATTCGGGCGGAAGTACTTTCGCGGGATGCGATTTCCACGCCCACGTGAAGACGCTCTAGTGTCGTCCGACTGAAGCCACTGGTCACGCCCAGCAGCATCCAAAGCGTCTACATGTGAGCCCGGCAGGCAAACAGAGAGGGACACCGCCCATGCCTCTGTCGCCATCCGGATTGGTAACTGCTCGGCAACGAAACAGCGTAATTCGCCTATTGCAGTGTCGCCACGTTCCCGCTCAAATACGATTACAGCCCGAGAAACTTCTGTGCGTCAGCCAGTACCGATTCCATCTCCGGCGACAGCCCACGGCCGACTTTCTTGATCTCGTTGACCGCACGAAGCAGAAGTGTTGCAGCCGTCACTTCCGCAGCAAACGGCGCGGTCGGGCCAACAACAGCAGCCACGACTTCGCCAACATCGGCCATCGTCGCGACGACCTGATCGACCACACTCGGGGTATCTTGCGCTTGTACGTCGCTCATTTCTTTTTCATCCCTTTCAGGGTTTCAGCGAGCCGAGCACGTTGACCTTCCTTGCCGGGCTTCTTCGCAGCCGCCTCAAGCTTTTTCTCGGGGATTTTCTCGCCTTTCTTGACGCCCAGTTCTTTGCGAAGGGCGCCCTTATGCTTCGGGTTGATCGCGCCTGCGATCCACTTCTTCTCGGCCATTACTTGCTCACGCCGCGCTCTTTCGGAGCTTTGATGCCGTTCGTGCGAACCGGCTCGGGCTTCGGCCCCTTCGGCGGCTCGGCCTTGTACGTGCCAGCCTTACCGGTACGTGCGTGGTGCACGCACTCGGTCGCTTCCTTCATGTTGCCGCCATCCTTGATCGCCATTCTGTACTCCAAATGAGTGAGCGCCGCCAGAATGGCGGTTTCTACGTCTATCGTAGGCCCATAGTGAAATCGCGCAACTACTGCCTCCGGAACCCCTTTGTGAGATTGGCGTGTGAATACAGGTCGTACTTGAAATCCGTGCTCGTCGAAAGAGGGGAGATGCGCGGACCAGCAACTGAGTTATCCGACTGATCGTTGTACGCCCAGCGAGCGCAGCGCTTCCGACCAGGCGGGAAGTAGCTGATCCATCCCAACTGCTGCGCCGTGAATAGCGCGAACTGAACTTCTTCCTCGCCACCAGCGAACGTCATCATCAGCTCGGGGAGGGTGTAAGGACGGCGCGTCTTGAGGAAATCGCGCAGCGCCTCGGGCGACGGGGTGAGTTTGTGCTTGCGGGGAGTCATGCTGCCTCCAGCATCCCAATGTCGGCACGGTGACGCTCGATCTCGCCGAATTTGCGGTGATGGACGATGCACATCATGTCTCGGCCTGCGCGGTAGCCATGCCCCGCCGCATATGCATCCTGAGCAGCAAGCGTGCGAAACGATTCGCAGACGACCCCGGGGAGTTCCGTCACCATCTTGGAGTGGATATGGCCCGTGTACCAGTAGCGGTATTGCGTTTCACCCCAGTCCTGCGCGCGATCGCATGCCATCATGCCGCCGAGCTTTTCATGCTTTACCGTATCCCCATGGGTTGCGCCGATCAGCACGTTCCCGAAGCGGAAGTACCAGTGTTTCGCAGGGCTCAGATCTACCTCGACGCGCGGATTGTTTGCAAAGTACGCCGACAAGGTGAACGCGAGCGCCCAAATGGCGTGCGGATCGTGATTTCCCGGAATGGCCTTGACTACCACCGTTTGATGCTTTTCGAGGGCGCGAATGATTGCGTATCGATACGTCTCGATGCCGACCTGCAAGACCTTCACATAGCGCGAGTCCACATCAAGCGGGTGCTGGTGCAGTGGCGTCCTGTTAGTGCTGTCATCTGCGTGGAATACGTCGCCGAGCAGCAATAGGATTGCCGTCTCAGCGGCTGGGGCACTAGCCACAACGCGATCGACGGCGCCCATCGTTAGCTTGCGGCCAATCTCCAAATCAAAGTCGTCCCCGCACTCTTTGGCCCATACATACAGCCCTACGTGCGGGTCGCCAAACGGATAGACGGCGAGCAAGTCAGCATTCGCAAAGCAGGGCGGATCGACTAGCGTCGACATGCCTCGAACGCTTTCTGTCATTGTGCGAACAATCTCGCGGATCAATTCCTCTTGTTGCGACTTATCCGCGCGAGCCTTCACCCATTGCGCAGTCGGCTTACCTTCCTCGTTGTAGTATGTGGAAATTCCATCCGCGAGGAATCCCGGCGGCACAATGTGCGTGAAATCGTGAACCGGACTGTATCCAGACCGCGCAGCCTTCCTCTCGACAACGGCGACCGTGTTTGACACGGTGCCGGGCGAGATGCCGAGCGCTTCGGCAGCAGCCCGTTGCGAGCCGCATCGTTCAATCGCCTCTAGGATTTCTCTTTGGCGATCAGTAGCGAATTCCTTCAGTTTGTCGTCCATGGCCTAGGAATTCAGAATCACCGAAAACTCCCCGCAAGAAGAATCCAGTGGTGTTACAGGAAAAGTGCTGAAGATGTCGTGATCGTCAATGTCGTAGACGACGACTGGCGGAAAGCGACGACAGAGTGCGAACCCTTCCGGCAAGACGTGACAATGCCGACAGAACTTGCATGTGTTCGTCGGTTCTTCAACTACCTTCTTTGTCCGTCTTGTCGCCATGATCAGTACGCCTACACAATTTATATAAGCGTACCAAGCTTAGCGATATTGTCCAGAACATAATGTTATAGTTTTCGCGATCCAGACGTAGTGATGCGACTGCCCCTTGTCCATCACTTCGATCTGCTGGGATGCTTCGAGCATCTTGAGAACGCGCCAAACGCCAACGCGAAGGATGCGCTTATCCTTGCGGTGATGTTCGGCTACGTGGTTGACGATGAGTTGCTTCTTGAATGGTCGGCCCGGATGAGCCGACAAAAGATCGATGACTTCGGATGCGTAGCGCATGCCTTACCTCATGCATTGCGTTACCCCGAGCTTTGAGTCTTATTCTTTGGGTTCGAACCAATTAGCAATTATGCCGCATTTCTCTTCATTTTTACGCAATTCGTATGGATCGCCTTGGAAGTGAATCTCGTTCCCTGTTACTGGATCGAATTGCTTTTCACCAAAGTTTGCTCTGCATTGGGAAGGTACATAGACTTTGCTCCCCACAAACGCTGGCGTGTAGTAGATGCAGTCTTTGCAGAATTTCATTTCCTCTCCATCGCGTCATCAATCGCATCTTGCGCGGTCTCACAAACGGCCGAAAGGCTTTCAAAGTCGTCTTCCCCATTGTGGCGCTTGACGACATACCACCCATAACCGGTTTTTTCCACATAAGCGCCTTCTCTGCATAGATATTCAAGGCGCTCAGAATTGCGTTTCCATTTTCCCATCTCCGTATCCGACCACGCCGGAAACGCTCCCGCCTCCGCCGGATCGACCGGCAACAAGTCGTCCGTCTTTTGTCGCGCTTCGATCTCTCCGTTTGCAGCATCCGCGAACGCGTCAAGGAAGCGAACCGGCGCGTTCACGGCACCGGCAAGCTGGTATGCGGCAGCGCATAATGCTTGGTAGCGCTCGCGCTCTGAACGGAGAAGGGCAAGCCGCCCCGTAAGCTGCCTAATCGTGTTCATCACTCCGCTCATCACCCCTCCACAAATGTAGCCTTGAACCCCTGACGCTCGGCCCATTTCGTTGCCGTCTCAGGATCTTTGAACATCTTCAGCTCGCCATCTTCCCAGAAGCAGAATACGATCTTCCTGCGGCTGTTCCAGCGGCGGAATTCGATGGTGTTCGTCATGCCCACTCCAGTTTCTCAGGCGCGGCCGGATACATTTCCAGCGTTGCGAGTTCGATGAACGTGAAATGTCCAGTGCCTGTCCAGCCGGCAGTGTCGATGTGATAGACGTTTCCGAGTACGACAGGACGCTTGATCGGTGTATGACCGACGATGACGGCGCGCACATCGGGGACGCCAGAACGATCTTCGCTTTCGATGCGATCGCGCTTCCAAAGACAAGTGTCCGTGATGGTACGCAGCTTGTTCTTGCTCGTCACTTGCGCGAAACTTTCGACCATGCCGCCCCAAGCGCCGCCCGATACATCTGCATGCACGATGCCGACGAGGCCGCCATCCGTTTCCACCTCGATCGCATAGGGCAGCGCGACAAGTGCATCCGCGAATGGGAACTGTTCCTGTGGCAACTTGCAGATCAGCCACGATCCGCCGTTCATCAGATAGTGGTCCGGATCACGAGTCCCGTGCGTGAACTGAATCGCCATGTCCTCATGATTGCCTTGCACCGGGTGAAACCACGGCTTGTCGAGCCATTCGAGTACCCGCTCAGACTCGGGCCCGCGATCAACAAGATCGCCGACCGAGAACAACCGGTCGCGCGATTCGTCAAAGCCGAGCGCTGCGAGTGCGGCTTCAAGTCTCGAAAAGCAGCCGTGAATATCGCCCACACAGAAGTCCCGACCGGCTTCGTTTTTGGCGTAACGCCGCACGAAGAAGTTCTTCATGCCACCTCCAATTTCCCGTTCTCGATCAGCGCGACAAGAGTTCGCGCGACCATCTCATCTTCGTATCGGCGTCGTTCGTCTTTCGTGAAGACGCCGCCTTGGTCTAGCTTCGAGTGACACGTTACGCAAAGTGCCATCAGCCGCGCGTCGCTTGCCTTGATTGCTAGACCTTTACCTTGGTTGGAATGTGCCGCTTGCGTCTGCCCCTCGCGTCCGCAGTCCATACAGGGAAGGGCGGCAACAGCGCGCCGCAACTTCTCGCTGCGAAACGTCTTTTGCTTCGGGAACCCGATCACTCGCGCAGTCATCGCATTAACCGTTCAATCAACGCGCAACCGGTAGACAGCCAGAGCAGCGATATCACCGCAAGACAGAAGTAGGCGAAGACAGTTTTCATTTCAGAGTCCCGTGCTATGCAATCTTCCGGCCAACACATTCGGCCAGTGCCATTTCTTCCAGCTTCTCTGCCATGTCCGTCAACTCCGTTACCATGGCTACGGCCTTCGGATTATTGAGAAAGCCCTTGGCAGATGCTTCGGCTACTTCGTGCGTGGCATTGCTGATACGGACTACCAGTTCGGCTGTGTTCATGTTTGCTCCGATAAGGGGTGTCATGCGGTCTCCGATGGCTCTTTCATGCCTTTCACGTGCCCAAGCCGCCAAGTCATGCGGGAGATAAATCGGTAAGCAAGATTCATCTCGGAATTTTTCTGCTCGGAGGCGGCTCAAATCCTAAAGCCTGCTGCGCGCTCCATCCGTACCGTGAAACGCGCTGGATAAGCGTGATATATGGAATCGACCTCTCTCTCGCCCATTCCGCGATCGTCATGTTTCTCCCGTCGACCTCTAATCGACGGTTGTTGCGCTTATTATTTCCTTGAGCTACCCCGGTAGACCAATGGCAATTTCCGGGCTCGTAATTCCCATTATTATTTATTCGGTCAATGGAATGAAAGGCTGACGGTCGCCTGCCCATGTCGCTTATGAAATTTTCGAATGATTCACGCCACCTTTCACATACTTCTATTCCGCGGCCACCGTAGTTATGATATGCGGAATTTGTTTTTTTGTAGCACCTGCTTTTCATTGACCTCCAGGCGTTGTATTCGGGCATGCGGCGCATTCCATGCGTGGTATTGGATAAACGTGTAGCGTCCCGTTGGGCACAACCGCAACTCACAGTATGACCCGAGCGCAACTTAGTTCCCGCTACCATGGCATTATTTCCACAATCGCAAACGCAATTCCAAAGCATAGTGCGCTGCGAATTCATTCCGGCCATTGATACAACCAGCAGTCGACCGAATTTCTTCCCCGCTATATCAATAACCTTCCGACTCCTATCTTTCGACGATATTTTGCATGGTTGATTCATATAGAATTCTCCATATTTATACCGGCACTAGTTTTGGCCTCGATCATCGACACTCGACGGGATTGCATACTCAGTCGTCGGAAGAGGGAAACAGTTCGCGCAGGATCTGGTCGTATTGCTTCTTGCGGCGTTCCGCGAGCGCATGCTCATCCATCAGTTTTAGCAGGGCAGGAAAATCAATCGACTTCTGCGCGCAGAGTTCCTGAATCTTTGCCTCTGTCGAGATCAGTTGTTCATCGATCTTCGCCACCTCAAGCTCGGCCTGAGTCTTGACCTGACGTGCGCGGACGGGAGCCAGCGCGGCATCAAGCTTTTCTTTGGACAAAGCGATCAGTTCCTTATAGGGCTTGAGTTTCATGGTTACTCCTCGCAAAGAAGTACGAGCAAATGCTCATTAGTAGGGATAGAGACGATTACTTTGGGCGCTTTAATGCTTGATCGGTATTGCTGTTGCGCCTGAAGTATTGCGAATTGATGGCGGATCTGTTCCTCCTGTTTCTGCCACTCAATCTCACGCTGTTGCATTTGTTGGATTGACCAGTATTGGTCGGTACCAGGGTTATACCAATCCATTGCCATCGCTTCCTCCTTTATTTGATCTGGATATCCGGCACGATGACAGACGGCTTGAACACGACCTTGTAGTGATACGTGCTCACATCTGCGCCATCTACCTGTTCCACAAAGTACGTCACGTTGTCCGACAGACCGAGAAAGTGCTTCTTATAGCTGCTCGGGCCAGTCTTGCACGTCACCGATAGCTCGCGTGCTTTGTCGTTGTTACCGAGAGAGCAGAGGCCCTCGATCGACAGCATGTAGTCTCCGGTGATCCCGTTGTAAAACACGATGCGGCAATTGACTTGGAAGTTATCGGCAGCTTGGGACAGATTGCGCGATGCTACGTCGGCATCGTTACATCCAGCTAATGCCGAAAGACATGCGGCCACAAATAGAACTTTCTTCATGCTTCCTCCAGTTCATCTTGTTCGTAATCGACAAGGTGCTTATAAACTGTCCCTTTCGCACCCTCGGGAGCCTTGATCTGCCCAATTGCGGCCGCCCATGGGTTTTGCTTCGACTTCTTGATAGCGCGTGCGCGGCGACATTTCTCTGAAGCGGTGAGAGGTGCGGGAATCGGTGCATTCGTCCCCGGCCCAATCGCATAGACTGGAACCGGCTTGCCGCCGTTGGAACGACGACGCCAATCGATGATGTGCACGATCCCAGATTCGCCAGCATTGGCGGGACATAACCGTTTGTTGACGGTGGACCATGTGAAGCCGATTCGAGCGGCAATCTCTGGAACAGTGCCGGGGCCGCGCTTCAACTCTTTCTCGATCTCGCCCCATGCATATTCCTTAAGTCCGCGATCCGACTTGGGCCGCGGTCCGAGATTGAGCGCATACAGCGCATGACTTACGACCGTCGAGTAAGGACGATTTCCAAGTTGGGTTAGATAAGGCTTGATGCTGCCTCCTGAGACCCAGATCTTTGCAACAAGCGCACTTTGTTCCGGAGTAAAGGTCGATTTCATGCTGCCTCCAATTGACATTGCTCAGCGGCATACATATGCCCCGCGTTCGCGCGTTCCACAATCACCTTGAGCGCTTTCTTGATCTCCCCGCGATTGGCAAGTGCGCACTGCTGGTCGTGCAACTCGATGGCGATACGCATACGCTGGATGCCGGGACCATCGAAGGCCCAATGCCCCGTGCGATCAGCGCGGTACTTCACATCCATCAGCGACTCCATCGCGCGCTTGATATCGGGGATGTATTCCTCGCCATATCCTTGCTCTGCGAGAACGAGTGTGACGTTCATTGCGCTCGCGAGCACATACCAATCTTCCTCGTTGCCGCGCTTAAGCATGTTCTCGAAGGAGATGTGGTAGCAGAGGGCGAGGTCGCGCTGCTGGTCGTCCTTAAGAGGATGTGCGTCACGCCGGCACTCTGCGCGTGATACGGTGCGAGCAAGCCAGCGGCCTGCGTCGTACTTTTTCGCTCCCTTACGCTTCTTGCTTGCTGCCATCACACACCTCCTTCTTCATCAAGTACTCAATCGCTTGCTCTAGCGTCTCGATTACGTATGCCTCGCCGCGCCAATTTCCAAACCAGATCGCCTCGTCATCTGTAAGGCGGCGCTTGCTAGGCGGCTGCTTCGGGTCTTTCACCTCGAATAACACGGTTCGCCCTTTGTATCCGACCGCTAGGTCAGGACACCCGCTGCCGACCATGTGAAGCGGCGTGACGCTGGCACCGATCTGGCGAAGGCCGACAACAATATCGGCTTGGTTTCCGTCTGCGCGTGCGGCTCGTCTCAATCTCTCACTCCATAAGTACTGCTTAGTTAGTCGCGTGGACCGCTGCAAAAAGTCAACCCTCATTACTTCGCCGCCCATCTATCGCATGTCTGGCCGCCAACGACAAACATCCAGACTGGGCGACGCTTGCAGTTCCTCAAGCCGACCCGATAGTGCGATTCGTTGCCGGGATCTTTGGTCGCGTGTCGACATGTGCGGCATTGGCGCTCAGTCATGCAGCCTCTCTGGTCGTGAATTGAAACGCAGGCCTAGGATGCCATTCATTGCTCTGCGTGAAGATCAGCGAGTCCTTGTGGAACCAGAGCCGAAGAGCGCCTTCGTAGCCAGTCGCGCGTTGCTTGTGACAATAAAGTCGCGCGTCTTCGTCGTCTTTGTTCGGCTCCTTATCCATCTCCTTTCGCTTGTTACGCCAGACCGTGAACACGTTGTCGGCAAGGTCGGAAATCGCGCCGGTACCCTTAATGTCCAATTTACCGGGGGCCTTTTCCTCGGACTCCCCCTTGCGAGCGTGAGCGATCAAATGCACATGAACGTTGAAATCATTCTTGAAATCGCAAAGCGCATCGATAAATTGCTTCTGCCCTTTGTAGTCATCTTCGGCGATTCCGCACTTCATCAAAGAGTCGATGACGAAGTGAGTGACGCGATAACGCTTGGCGGCGTACTTGAATGCATCCAGCAATTTTGTTTGGTCGATACTGCCCACATGGTCATAAATCCAAATAGAGCCCGTCATCCATTCGTTGGCTGCTTTGATGAATGGACGCGTCGCCTTGTTCGTGGCGCACGCTTGCACGGTCATCCGGTACAGCAGCATCGTCGGCTTGATTTCTCCGGAGAAGATGCAAATCCTTTGCTTGTTCTGTACCAAGTTGATCAGAACGTTGCCGAGCAAATCGCTTTTGCCATGACCATTAATACCAGTCCAGATCGACAGCTCAGAAGGGCGCAGGCGTACACGTTCCGACCATGCCGGCCACGGCAGCGGAGCACCGGTGTGGCCCAGCGGTGTCCCGTTGAACATCTCCATGACACCATCGAGATACGATGCCGGTGTCTTCAGGTCGGACGGCTCAATGCGTTGTGCTGCGGCGATTGCCTCAATAATCTCTTCTTGATCTACACCTCGCTGCAACGCCTCGTTCGCGTCCTTCAAACGGAATGATACGATCCGGCAACGATCAAGGCCGAGCCGAGCGGCGACTTCTGCGACGCCCTTCTTGCCTGCCTCATCGTTGTCGAACCAGAGGAAGATCTCTTGGAATCGCTCAAGACGCTCGAAATCTTGATCGATCCACTGATGATTGCCGGCGCCTTGATTAATTGACAGGGCGTCGAATCCGTACTGATGAAGACTCATTGCGTCGAGTTCGCCTTCAACGATCAGAACTGCCTTCACGTCGTCCGGAATCAGATGCCAGCCAAATAGACAGGGCTCTGCGCCAGACGCCTGCCAAGTCTTTTTCTTTCCATTCGCATCGCGCTCAAGCGCCAGATGTTTGACATTTACCAGGCCATCATCGCGCAGGAACGGGAAAATTATCGCGTCGTCTTCCTTCGATGCGCCGACCTTGAATGCCTGAATCGTTTCGATCGACAGCTTGCGAACTTCTGTCAGATACGACAGCACCTTACCAACCGGCTTCGTCACGGGCGGCTTCGCGGGCTTGGAATAGGTGCGCCGAAGATCATTGGCGAATTTCGGCTCGCTGATGCCAAGGTATTCGCGTGCGGCCTCGAATGCCTGCTTGAGCGATAAGCCGCGCGTTGCCGCCCAAAGATCGATGAGATCGCCGCCGTTTCCTGCGGCAAAGTCCTTCCACACGCCAGCCTTGTTGCCCGTCAGGCGCACCTTAAGCGAATCGCCAGCCTCACCGTTGACACTGCCTGCGACCCATTCCGGGCCGGCGCGCTTGCCGTTCGGGAGCAGCATCCCGGCGATGGCCTCCGCCTCCTGCGCAAGTCGTTCGCTTACTTCGTTCCAGTTGCTCATGTTCAGTTCTCGAAACGCGCGTCGTCGTTGTTTCCGGCTTCGTTCCCGTCTTCCCAGCGCCTCTGATTCAGGTACGTGAGTGGTGCAGGTTCATATCCGGTACGCCACTGCTGGTTGGTCGATTTCATGGCCTGCACATGCGCGATGATTTCGTTTGCCTTCGCGCCAAGATCGGCCTTCGCCCATCTCTCGGCACACTTCGCCTTACCTTGTTTGCGATCCGTCCTGGGCCACGCCTGCCAAAATCTCTCGAACGAGTCGTCGGTAGACGACGATACGATCTTGTCTTTCTTATCTATTCTCTTCTTCTCTTCTCTTATCTGGGCCGTTTCTGTAACGTTACATTCCTGTTCCTGTAACTGTTTCTGCATCTCACGATGCCTGCGAACCCGCTCCGTGCTTGAGTCTGACGGCTTTTGGCGCTTATCCCATTGAAGGATCTCCCAGCGCTCATCGATGAACTTTTTCTGCATAAAAAGAGCCTTCGTTGCAGCAAGCTCCGTTTCATCGATTCGCAGTGCGAAACAGATGTCCTGTTCCTGTAACGTTTCAAGGGTGTTACTGCAACGGAGGCACATCAGCATGATCAGCCGACGTTGCATTGCCTCCGACATGCTTTGCACTTTCGGGTCGGTGGCGAACTCGTGGTACAAGCGGAACCAGTCCACTCAATGCCCCTTCAGATCGAATTTCTTGAACGCCCAGTCGATGAGAGATTCGCCGACAAGGTGATGATTCACGAGCCACATGAGGGTCTGTTTCAGGCAGGTTTTGCACGCGTTCATCTCAGCCCCTTCTGGCGCTCCATCCGCTGTACCTGGGCCTGCGAGCGGCCCGAAATCTCCCTTTTCAGATCAAGCCAAATCCGCTGTCGCTCTGCCGGCGAATTAGCCATAACCATCTCGGCCCCCAGACGATCAATCCGGGCCTCACGCTCTTTGTCGGTATCGGCGCTCACATCCACCTCCACCCATAGATGGCTGAAATGAAAATCCGTACCCAAAGATCAATTAGCGCATCCATTACGCAGCCCTCTGAGCAATGACTTCTTCCATGATGGTCAACTTGGCTTGTTGAGCGATCCACTGTTGGATGCCCCAGTTGCCGACTGTTGCCGCCCAATCGTTCAGGCGCTCTGCGGGCAGATCACGCCGAGTCGGCTTGTCATCTGCCTGGAGATAGTCCGAAACGTGGGATGCGTAGCAGCCAATGCACTCAGCCAACGTTCGCTGCGTCATCCCTTTGGAGCGCCGGTTCGCCCACGACACACGGACGATCTCCCGATAGCTCTTGCACTTCGCCACGATGTCAGCCGGCAAAAACGCCGGGCCGTTCACCATCCCGCCCATCAGCCCCAAGTTGCTCATTTCTTTCACCTTTTTAGAAAAATCAATCGGTTAATCAGTTGAATCACCGGTTGATCTTGGTCAAATATTGAGGCGTCACTAAGGACGCCTTATTTATGAACCACGTTGCCGACCCGCGTTACGCCAGCCAGCTTGCTGTAAAAAAGAGCGATGCGAACATCGCCCAAACCGTCACACGTCGGGGGATCGTGTGCGGAGACCACCGTTTGACCGGAGCATCAAGCTCCGACCGAATCCTTTCGTGCTTGGACCTCAGCAACCATATCCTTGATGCCCGTCACGACCGTATAGGAGGGCCGAACCTTACCGATGTTTCCGCTAAGGATGTTCGAGATGGTTGGCTGACTGCATCCAACTCGGCGAGCGATCTGACGCTGAGAGCATCCGGCCTCGACGAGGGTGCGAACCAAGCTTTGAAGATCGATTTCCATGACCAAATGATAGTCACGACTATTGGGCAAGTCAATAGGAATTCCGGTCAGCAGATAGATAAGAATTCCTATATGGATAAGCCCTACGATTTGATGACGGTTGGCGGCCGGGTGCGCTACGCCCGCGAGAAGCTCGCCAAACCCAAACGCCTCTCACAGCGAGCCCTAGCCAAGATGGCGGGCATGTCGCAGCCGACGCTATGGGCGCTTGAAAACGGGGAGGGAGAGACGGCGCGTATCGTGGATCTCGCGACTGCGCTCAATGTGAATCCTCGATGGCTGGCGCGCGGGGAAGGTGAGCCAGATGTTGACAAAGATCAATCAAACTACGATCTGACGTTAGAGAAACCCCCAATTTCTGCCCCCGAAAACCAGTCGAAAGAAAGTGATAAGATGCTTTCGCTGGATGGTATTTCCGAAGAAATGCAGGTGATTATCAAAGAACTTGCAAGAATCGACCGCATCCAGGGGCGGCGCCGGGGGATACTTATTGCGTCAATCGGGGCAATCATCGCAACGACCGAACCAGCTCAGGACGAGGTGCCGATCGAGCGCGCCAGTAACTGGAAAGGCTAGGCCGAACTCCCTTGGTGTTTTCGTATGACAGTCCAGCGTAAGCCCATTGCGCTGGGCTGGGTACATGTGGAGGTGCCATGGGCACACTCATAGAAGGCGTTGTATGGCCTGTAAAGCGCCCGCAGAACCAGGCCGACGAGGAAGACAAGTGTTCCACATGCATTTTGAAGTCGCGATTAGAACAAGCCCACGTCTGTCTTCGTGCTGCCGCAAAACTGCTTGACGTAGCACCCATCATAGAAGAGCCTCCGCGCTCCCATCTGTAATTCCCGCCTCTCGTCTCCGACAGCCCCGCACATGCGGGGTTTTTGTTGCCTGTTACAAATTTCCTCAATCGATGATCGAAATCCCTATTGACCTAGCCGATAGGGACGCCTATTATTCAATCCAAGGAAGCAGACAACACACCGGAGCTACCCATGTACACCTTTACGATCCTCTACCAAGACGCCGAAATTGCCTTCGCCGAAGCAGAGCGCTTCGAAGATGCTCGCGAGCAAGCAATTGAAGAGGTTCGGAAAGGGTTTTATGCGTCAGTTCTTCCAGATTGCACTTTCTCTGCGAATGCCGCGTCTGGTGTGATTAGGAATGTGACCGGACCACTGCTCATCTGATTGCAGATCGAAATCCCCGGAGGCAGTTAGAGCCGGGTGATCTACGGGTTAGGCCCGTACTGATGAGATCAAGCGCCAACGGGCGCGCGCCGAAGTAGGGCGAGTTCTTTAACCGACGTGGACGAATGTTAGTCAGGGCTGGTGGCTGAGCGCTGACATTGCAAGCCAAGCCTGCTGCGACACGCGGCGGGGAAGCTGGCCGGCCTTGGGACTGCACAGGCAGCCGCCAGCCCTGACGACATTCGATCCACAACACAAGAGATAGAACATGCCAATGGCCCGAAAGGGCGGATAGGCACAGGGCTCAATCCGCTACTCCTGAGAAGAACCGAAGATCAGCGGCTACTACCCCATCGCCTGGCGTCCAGAGGCGCTAAAGAACGATGACGGTAGTTGAAGACTCACATCGGCAGCCGGAGCCTGCATAGCAGGGTGTAGCCGGCGCTGATGTGGGCAAGATTGCAGGGAGTGCATTGTATGCAGTGCATTCTCTGAAATCTTGCGATTGCGTGGCGTACAGCGCGGTTACTTCGCTATGGGAGCGAGAAGGCGGGATTTCGATCTGCGCGCTCATGTTCCGCTCTGGTCTGTTCCCGCAGGATTTTGTTTGGGTGCCGTAGAAGCGAGTTCCTTCGACTGCTAATCGAGAGGTCGCTGGTTCGAGTCCAGCCGGCTGAAAGGCCGTAGCTCAGTTGGTAGAGCGCTAAACGTACTCGCTTCGCTTGTTGCCCCATGAATTTAAGTTTGCGTGGTGAAGGTAACGGTTACTTCTTGCTATGAAATCTACCCGTTGCTGCTTGTTCCCGCTAAGGAGAAGTAGTGAAAATCAATTCGAACGCATCTACCCCGAAGGTCTATACGCACGAAGGGGCGCCAGCGTCGCTTCATGTAAAGCCAATTCAGCAACTACGTCGCACGGTTATGGCCTGCCTCTTGTGGGAGAGCAATTTCTATGAGAGCGGGGAGAGCATTGCGGAGCGAATCAAAACGCTTGTGGCGCAATGTGATCTTGAAGATGTCGCAAAATTGGCAGTCGAAGCGCGTGAGGACATGAAACTCCGCCATGCGCCGCTGCTTCTTGTCCGAGAAATGGCACGACGCAAAAACACTGGCGCTATCGTCGGGAAGACGCTTACTCGTGTTATCCAACGAGCAGACGAAATCGCCGAGTTCTTGGCGATCTACTGGCAAGATGGGAAATGCCCCGTGAGCAAGCAGGTTAAGCTGGGGTTGGCTGGAGCGTTTCGCAAGTTCGATGCTTATCAGTTCGCGAAGTATGATCGCGGGACCACTGTAAAACTTCGCGATGCGCTGTTCTTGAGCCATGCGCGGCCGAAAGATTCGGAGCGTCACTACACGAAAGCGGAGCGGGCAGAAGAGCGGCGATTGAACGCAACGCCCAAATTGTCTCGCGATGAACGCCTGTATCGACAGATCGCAGATCGGACATTGGATACGCCGGATACTTGGGAGGTCGCTCTTTCGGGCGGCGCTGAAAAACGCGAAACTTTTGAGCGACTGCTGGGCGAAAACAAGCTCGGCTATCTGGCGCTCCTTCGAAATCTGCGGAACATGGCCGATTCCGGTGTCAACGTGGAGTTGGTCAAGCAGCGTTTGACCGAAGGTGCTCCGCGTTCCAATGCGCTGCCTTTTCGATTTGTCGCGGCAGCACGAGCGGTAAAGCAGTGGGAACCAATGATCGATGCGGCAATGATGGAGGCGATGCGCTCCTTCGCTCCGATGGGTGGGCGCACGAACGTCTTGGTTGACGTATCTGGATCGATGGACGCGCCACTTTCGTTGAAATCAGATCTCAGTCGACTGGATGCGGCGGCGGCATTGGCCGTTCTGGTTCGCGGAATTTGCCCGGAGACACGGGTGTTCACATTCTCCGGCCAAATTGTTGAAGTCCCCCCGCGATATGGCATGGGCCTCATCGATGCAATCGTTCTGTCACAACCTCACGGCGGAACCTATCTTGGTGCTGCGGTTCGTGCGGCCAACACGATTCCGGCAGACCGCCTGATCGTTATCACCGATGAGCAGTCTTATGATCCCGTGGGCAACCCCACAGCGCGGGGCTACATGATAAATGTCGCCTCGCACCAAAATGGCGTCGGGTATGGATCGTGGACGAAGATTGACGGCTTCAGCGAAGCGGTTGTCAAGTTCATCCAGACGCTCGAAGCAGAGCAGTAACTGAAGCGGTGTTGATGCGACCGATCTATCCGTCACTGATTTAGGACTGCAAATGTACGTCGCGCTATCAGCATTGCTTGCATCGCTCGGTTTGTACGGTTGGGCCGTGTATCGCGAGTTCAGAAAATTTCGTCACATTCCGCGCCCGTAAGTCACGGCGTCGGCCAGAAAAGCGCGAGGTAACGCCATGGACATAAGCAAGCTTCGCCGAGCGTATGAAGCAGCACGAGACGCTGGCGACAAGAAAGCCATGGACGAAATCGCCGCAGCCATTTCATACGCAGTGTCCGGTTATGTGGAATACGCGTGGCCGGCATACAACCAGTATGTCAAGGAGGCAACATGAAAGGAATCATCGCAGTGGCTCTTGTTTGGGCGATGGTCGCTCTGACGTTTTGGGGTGGGTTGATCTACGTTGTTTTTCACTTCATCTCGAAACACTGGTGATGCCATGAATGAAGATCACCAAAGAATCTGGGAGCGCGCCGATGAAGCTCGTCGAATCATGGTCGATTTCAAAGACTGGATTCGCGGAGAACAGCGCAAGCGCGACGACGCTGCATTCCGTGCGTTCATGGAGAAAATTCAGCAACCGCTGTAATGCGTCCGCGCGTTGTGGAGAACGGCATGAACGGATTCTGGCTACGCTTCTACGCAGCTGTGAGTGCAAACGTGATTATCGGATCGTTCTGCATGTATCAGGCTATCCGATTTGTTCAATTGCATGTGATAGGGCAGTGATTGTCCTTTATCTGGCGGCATGGACCGCCGTTAAGAGGTAACCATGTCCACGCTTTCCAAAACCATGAGTGGCGTCGAGTATCGGGACGCACGGATGCAGGCTCAAACCGAACGCGACGATCGTCACTTCGACGCAGGCTATGAGACGGGCATGGCAGAGGCAGAGCACGACCTCGTTGGCTTCGCTAAACGGTTCGTTGCCGATCCATCCGAATCGACCGACGAGCGCTGCCGCCGGTTTGTCGCCGAGTTCATCGGGCGCTGCGACTGCTGTTACGACGAGTTGTCGAAGGCAATCGCTAATGCTGTCGGTTTGTTTCAAGACGAGCAGATCGCGGCCGAATCGGTTCGCGACCGGGCTGCTTAACCGCGCCCGCTACAGGAGAACGACATGGCTGGCAGCTACCGACATGTAACGAATGCGGACGGAACGTTTCGTGGTTTCGGACTCGTAGAGAACCGCAAAGACTGCATCGAAGCAATCGAGGAAATGTGGCTGATGATCGATTGGCTCACTGGCGGCAATAAGCAAAAGATCTTCGAAGCTTGGCGGAATGGCTATTTCGCACGTAAGTGCCCGGCTGAAAACGCGCGTTTGGCGACGTTTGAGCGCTTCTGGTACGAAGACGAAGAGTAACCCCGCCCGCTACAGGAGAACGACGATGGAAAAGTTCGAGATTGCAGCACGCGTTGCAGGACGTGACGACGGGGCTGAGTTTCATATGGAAGTGATTGCGGACTGCGAAAGCGACGCAAAAAAGATTGCGATTCAGAGAGCCGACAGCCTTGTGGCAAACGGTCATCCGGTTTGCGCAGCTTTGATCAAACAAGGCGGTCGCTGGGTGGGCATTTGCCCCACCAAAGCCTGACCAACCGCACCCGCCCTGCGGGCAATCACACCACACCGAGGGATGACCATGAACGAGATCAAGCACACGCCGGGGCCGTGGGAAGTTGACGACTCTGGCTATCGCGCGCCGGCCAATGGCCTGTGCATCATGGCCGGCGACCTTTGCATCGCAGTCGTCCTCTGCGACAACGACAAGCCGCAGGAGCACAACGCGCGAGTAATCGCCGCGTCCTACGACGCGATTCTCGCCCTCGAAATGATCGCCGCCGAGGACGACGCAGCGCGGCACAACGGCACGCCCCTGCTCACGTCCGGCGTTCGCATGACGCTCGACGCCGCCCTCATCAAGGCCGGGCGCAAGGAAACGCCGGAGCGTAACGGAGACTGAAATGAACTGGTACCAAGAACTGACGATCACCAACGGCACCATGTACGCCGGATCGCGCTGGCTCGGCTCGTTTTCGTCGCACGAAGCCGCCCTCGAAGCGATGTCGATCAAGCGCGAGCAACGCACGGTGTACAGCGAGCGCGATACCTACTGCATGACTGCGAGCGATTTGGATCTGCTCGAAGCCATCGACGCTGACGAGAAGTAATCATGCGCACCGGATACGTGACCTCATTCTTCTACCTGCAATATGCAGTCCTAATGCTGACTGAGTACGTATGCCGGGATGGGCATCGTATCCACGTGCGTACTGATCAGGTGGATTGGCAGGATGCAAGGATGGTTTGGCAATGAGAGCCCATATCTACATGCGCTGCGGTCTGTGGGTAGCGCGGCTTGAGGATGATCTGGCGCTGCCATTCAGGACGTTCGAAGGAGCGTGCCGGTGGGCGAAGCGGATATACGACGGTAACTAGGAGATTCAAATGAAGGTTTTGCTTGTGTACCAAAATGTTCCGGAAAGCACCGACTGGTATGTGATCGAAAACCCATCGCCTGACGAGCTTTCTGTTTTGAATTCAGCGCACGGGAGTTTCGCTAATGCCGTTGGAACCAGCCCGGTTGCTGAGGCCGCTCTAGAGCTTATCGGCGCCGCCCTATCGGTATCAGAGCACTGCGACTACCTACAAGGCCAAGCGCGCTCGTGGATCGGCGTGTGGCGCTCCAAGGCGATCCCGCAAGAATCCTTACCCGAATGCGGTCCCATTGATAAGGTTTTCACCTGCGGATTCCTGATGTAAGGGCGGCTGATCTACGACGAGAATTGAGAGGACGACCATGCGAACCGAAAACGACAACGAGCTTCTGAAAGCCTGCGCCAGATCGTATGCAGGTCTTGCATCGATGTGCTGTGTGCTGATTGTGGCTGCGGTCACGATTCAATTTGGTGACACATTGGCAAGGAGCTTGGCATGAAAAATATCATCGAGCGCCCAGTGTATGAGTTCCGTCCACTGGATGGCTTCTTCAAAGGCGCGGTGCGCCGTTATGCAGATGGCAAGTGGCTCGAAGACGATGGCGAATATGACATTGCGTTCATCGGCCAATGCTTGGCTCCCGTATGTCTGTACGTTGAGCATGGATACCAGCGCAACATCATCGCAGGATGGCTTGATGGACATTGGACATCGATTGAGCATCGTCACCCCGGAGGAAATGCATGGCATTACGCACTTCGCGACGGCGAAACAGCATGGGGTGGTGATTGGGGCCGCGGGAGCCATCCAAACTATATGGCAGGGCGTAAGGGAATGGACAAGATGTCCAGTGCGCACGGATGCGCAAATGGGCGCCATGTGGAAATTACCCGGCCTGACGATCCTCATATCTTGGCTGGCCTAGTTCGTAACCGCGAAACGAAGGAAATTTTCACGTTCCCGCAGCGTCTCGTCTGTATGTACTGCGGCGATCAGTTTGGTGACGTTCTTGCGAAGGTGATGGTATGAGTGACGAAATTGAACATTGGAGCGCTTCCCACGACGGACATGGCGCCATGAGCATCGAAACCGCCGACGGGCGACAAATCTGTTTTGTCAGAAACGAAAAGCATGCACACCTTGTCGCTGCTGCCCCGGAATTGCTCGAAGCGCTTATTGCCGTCATGGGTGCACTCGAACGCCATTTCGGAAAGCTCGATCCTGTCGTGGGTACGCCCATGTCGAAGGCATACGCCGCTATCGCCAAAGCCACGGGAGCCTGATATGCGCCGCATCCTCACCCACGATCTTACTAGGGTCTTAGCAGGCTGGATTCTTCTGTTCTTGTTCTGGATGGTGCTGCCTGTTGATCCGCCGTATGTGGATCAGGCTGTCGCGCATCGGAGCAAGACGTGAACACTGATGAAGGCCCCGACTGGCTCGCGGCTGACACGCTACAAGCATATGAGGAACAAGCGATGAATCGCGTTGCAGAACAAGCTGTCATTGACATGGAAACGGGTGCTCAGCCGGAGCTGTCGGTGGCTGTCGCGCAGCCCACCGGAATGACAATTGCCACGACGACGCCTGCCGACCTGCTGCGCATCGCCGTAGAAAGCGGCGCTGATCTGGATCGGCTGGAGCGTCTCATGTCGCTTCAGGATCGCTGGGAAGCGAAACAAGCCAAGCAGGCTTACGACATCGCGTTCGCCGCGTTCAAGGCCGAGGCCGTCGTAATCCCGAAGGGCAAGGACGTGACGGATGGGCCGCTAAAGGGCAAGAAGTACGCGGAACTCCATGATGTTGTGAACGCCGTTACACCAGCCCTCTCGAAGCACGGCCTGTCATCGTCTTGGAAGCTGACGCGCGATGAAAAAGATTGGATGGAAGTTACCTGCTATCTGCGTCATGTGAACGGTCACGAGGAAAGCGTATCAATGGGTGGCCCTCCTGACACTGGAGGCGCAAAGAACGTGATCCAGGCGCGAGCCAGCACTAAGACATACCTCGAACGTTACACGCTGAAGGCTATCACCGGCCTGTCTGAGCAAGACGACGATAAAGACGGCAATCCACCGTCCGGAGTTGATCAGCGAGTACTGGTCGATCAGTTCCTTGCTCAGGTTCGCGATGCCAAATCTGAAGGCGAAGTTCGCCAGATTTGGGCGGTTGCTGCGGCAGCACTCCGCGCAGTCAAAGCAACCGAGGGACACAAGGAAGTCAAAAAGCTGGTGGAAAGCAAGATCGTCGATTTTCAATCTGCAGCGGAGGCGAAATGATCATCGTCACCTGCCAGCAAGGAACGCCTGAATGGCTCGCCGCTCGATGCGGAGCAGTCACTGCTTCATGCTTTGCTGATGCTATTTCTGTTCTCACCCGCAAGTCGGGCAACAAGGACGCTGGCGATCCGACTGGAGCGTCTGACAAGTACTGTTATGACCTCGCAATTGAGCGAGTCAGCGGGCGTCCGTATGGCGAGCCAGTGAAGGCATGGACACTAGACCGAGGACATGCGCTGGAAGTTGAGGCGCGTATCGAATACGAGGCGCAGACAGGCTATCTTGCGTCTGAGTCTGGCGTGATTCTGACTGACGATCGCCGGTTCGGCTACAGCTCAGATGGTCTGGTGGAAGACGATGGGCTCATCGAGATCAAGTGCCCGGTCGATAGCGTCAAGATCATCGACATGCTGCGCACGGGCGATGTGTCGGAGTACTACCACCAGATACAGGGCGGTCTGTGGATTTCTGGCCGTAAGTGGTGCGATTTCATCCAGTACGTCCCCGCTCTTGAAAACGGCGGAAATCACCTGTTCGTCAAACGAATTGAGCGAGACGAAATATTCATCGATCAGATGGTCGAAAAGTTACTCGCATTCGACGCACGCGTGAACGAAGCAGTCGCCCTTCTCAGCAAGAAAGTAGCGTGAGGTAAGCCATGCCGACCTACATCCTCCGAAACAAAGACATCGCACAGCGGATGGTGGATTACATCAAGGCTGTTGCTGGGCCCGCTGCGGCAGCTGGTAAGCCCATTGTGGTCGAGGTCGGCGAATACCAAGCCAAGCGCAGCAGCGAGCAGAATCGGCTTCTGTGGGCGCTTCTGACCGAGATCGCAGAGCAAGTGGAACTCGAAGGAAAGAAGTTCACCAAGGAAGCTTGGTACGCCCACTACCTCGACCTTTACGCGCCCAAGCAGGAAGGCCCGCGTGGTCTGGTGCCGGTCGGATCCAGCCAGATGACGAAAGAACAGTTCGCCAATTTTGTGACGCGCATTGAGTGCCACGCAGTTCAGGAACTCGGCGTCGAATTCGCATCGATTTAGTCGACCCCGGTGGTGTGTTTAGGAGCGGCCAGTATGGCGCTCCGCTCTTTTCCCGCCATTGAGGCTTTATCTGTAGAGGAAGCGACCATGAACGACCAACCGATTCTCCAGCAGATCCCCGTCGTGCGCGACGAGAACGGCTATTTCATCCACCCGGACCTGCTCCATTTCTGGACGGTCACGATGGACGGCGCCGAGAACTGCACGCCGCAGCAGTGGGAAGACCTTGAAACGCGTGCCGGCATCAAGACGTCGATCTACCACCTCGAAAGCGAGAACATCGATCACCCGGCATACGTCTCGTACTTCGACAACGGGAACCTCGACATCAGCGTGTGGGACGTGTCGCCCGAACCCGGATGGTGGCTGCTCGAAATCGGCGACAGCGAAGACGGCCCGTACGCCGTGTATGCAACTCACGCGTGAGGCGAACCATGAACGACCAACAACAGAGCCGCGCTGATGCGCTGACCGACCGAATCAAGGCGATGTTCGTGCCGAACCCGGCGGACGAACTCGGGCCGACCGACGAGCCGGAATCTAAATATCGTTTCGGGTACAACACGGCGCTCGAAGACGTGCTCGGCGTTCTCGCCACCTCTGCCAATGAGACAGGTGCGGAAGGGGCTGTGCGTGCATACGGCGTGTTTCGCACGCGTCCCGATGAGAACGGTGGGCAGGAGTTCTTCTATCACGCGAACTGGCACAACGAATATCTCCCGCAAGAAGGCGAGCGGATCGTCGAAGGCTGGTTCGTACCCGCTATGGCGGCAGCGGCGCCGCGTTTCGAGGTGTCGGCTGGCGGTGAATGGTTCGCCGCAACCGAGGCGCAGTACAACGCGTGGAGCGGGAAAAAGCGGATCGCGGCCACTGCACCCGCGTCGGCAGACAAGCCGTTGTGGGATCGCAGGGCGAACGTGATCCACGCTGCCGTAGATCGCCTCGGAGCGTCCCGCGCGGCAGCAACGCCCGCTGCGTCGGTCCCGGCGGCATCGCCCGGCGTATGGCCGACTGACGCTATGAATCAAGCTGGGCTGCGCGCCCTTGCCGAATTCCACCACACGCGAGGGGATACGGTGGACGCCGTGTTTCTCGCCATGTGCGCCGCCGCCCCGCAACCCGCGCAGGCCGACGCACAGGCAGAGGCGCGCGAGCCGGTCGGGTGGCATTACCGGGTACGTGTGAACGGCCAGTGGACGGAATGGAAATCTTGCGGGAAGAGCACTGTCGAGCGCTACCAACATGCTTCCGACATGCAATTCATGCCTGTCTATCGGGATGCCAACTATCGCGCCCCCGCCGATGCGGGAGAGGCGCGCCTGACGGACGACCTTCGCACCGAGTTCGAATGGTGCCTCGCTGAAGGAAACATCGGCCCGCGTACGCGCGCTGCAATTCAGCGCCTTCTCAATGGAGCCGACCATGACTGACAAGCTCTTGCCATGCCCGTTCTGCGGTGGCGCCGTCAAGCACATCCAAGGTTTTGAGCCACTCGACGACTCCCACTTCATCGATTGTGTCACCTGCGGCACGTCGGGCAAGATTTTTGACACGAAGGAAGCAGCGTTCGCTGCCTGGAACCGGCGCGCCCCCACGCAGCAGCCGAGCGGCGAGGTGACGGGGTGGCAGCCGATCGAGACGGCGCCGAAGGATGGGAGGCAAATCCTTGGATGGTGCAGCAATTATGGCGCGAGACAAACGCACTGGCACTTCTATGGCGAAGGCTCTATCGCCAAAGCAGAATTCGACGCAGGGAAAGGCGAGTCCGGTAACTGGTATTGGGAAGAACCGTTGAATCATTGGGTGTCCAGCTGGAAGCCGACGCACTGGCTGCCGATGCCCGCTTCCCCGGCGATCGCCGCCCGCGCCCAAGGAGACTCCCATGAGTGAGCCGATGATTGAAAGAGGTTGGCGGATCATCGAATACGGCAGCGAATTCCATGTTGTCCCGGTGGACGAGGTTGATCGACATTTACCGATGCTCTGTCAATGTCATCCGGAAGAAGACGAAGATGATCCGAATGTCATTGTGCACAACGCTTTTGATGGGCGGGAAAAATTCGAAACCGGCGAGAGGAAACCGTCATGAGTGAGCCGATTCTGTCGCGCGAGGAAGTTGAAGACATTTTTGCTAGCGCGGGTGTCGATTTCTACAGCAGCGGCCAAGTAGAAGGTGACGCTGAGGATTTTTACAAGGGAGTCGCGGCCCTCGAATCTGCATTGCTGGAGAAACTGCGCGGAGAGCCGGTGGCGTGGCTTGTCGAGGAAGGTCGAACGTTCCGAGACAAGGTGTTTATTGGCGAGTTGCAAGCCAACAATTCGATCGCCGAACGAAATGACGGCGCACGCAAAACTCCCCTCTACACCCTCAAGGGCCAATCTTGACGTCCTCTCACGCTGGCAAACGCGAGATTCCTTCTGCAAGCGATGCACGTCCGCATCGGAGAATGTTCAAAGCAGCATTTATGTCACGATCATGAACCGTTCCGCAATCACCGCACGTCCATTCCCTTATTCGCAAACCTGCGATACCTTTTGGGCCGCTGCGCGAACCGCACGCAGAACAGGTTACGGTAGAAAGCGATTCGTTCACTTCCTCGAACATAGCTCCGTGCGCAATCGCTTTGTAACGGAGCTTGTTCCGGAAGGACGACCAGGATACGTCATAGACGCTTTTCGCCATCTTGGTCTTGGCGAGCTTCGCGGCCGACACGTTGCCGACCGCGATGTAGTCGAAGCGTTGCACCAGATCGAGCGCGAGCTTGTGCTGGAAGTCGGCGCGAGCGTTCGCGACCTTGGCGTGCAACTTCGCGATATGCCGTTTGTGCTTTCGTGCTCGCTGCGCTTTCGCCAGCTTTTCCGCCGCTCGTCGACCGAACCGATCATTGGGCAGCTTCTCGCCGGTCGAAAGTGTGGCGAAGTCTTTCAGGCCAAGATCGATGCCGACGCCGGAACGGATCGGACGTGCCTGAACATCGGGCATCTCGATCACGATGTTGAGAAACCAGTTGCCGCGAGCATCTTGCGAAAAGTTGGTTCCGTCCTTGATCTTGCCTTCGGGAAGCGGCCGACTATTAAATACGCGAAAGGTGCTGCCAGCAAAGCGAAACGCATCGCCTTCACGCTTCAGGTCGCGCCCCTTCAGCGGAACCCAGCCGAGCGATTTTCTTCCGCGATAGCGCAGGTAAGGGCGCCGGTGCTGGCTGCGCGACTTCGCGTATTGCTCGCACGTTGCGTTGATAGTGCCGGAATGAACACCAAGTTCCTTGCTGCTGCCGGCCGTCAGCACGTTCAGATCAAAACCCGTCGGCCACTTCTTGCCCCACTTGAGCGCGTGCTTCTGCGTGTCGTTACAGAAATTCCAGACGTAGTTCACCGCGCGGGCTTGCTGATTCAGCAACCCATTCAATGATTTAACGCGGTAACGATAGACGGAAATCATAGGAGAATTTTAACATGAACTACGGAGTGCATATCAAACCGGATGGCGCCATGGATGAGCGCGAGATGAAGTTTGCCGCTTTGATGAGAAAAATGGGCATCAGCAAAAGCGATCCTACTTGGACTGCCTTAGAAATCGTTTGGGATGAAGCGTGGGCCGAAGCCAAAGGACCGACCCCCTTGCGAGAGGATGGATTCGATAACGAGGACAAACCTGAATCATGGAGCGCTGAAGAATGGAATCTGGGCAGATGGTTATCTGCGGCTCTGGATGATCAGAATGCGTGTGCCGAATTCAAGGAAGACATCGAAAGATGGCTTAGAAGCCTCGGCCGCCGCACCACTCCCGACAGGGACGCGATCATCGCCTCCGCATGGAAAGTCGTTCGCGAAGCGCTCGATGACGTGGTTGTTCACCCATGCGACCAACACGATGGCGATGTAAAAGCTCGGCGCCTGCCTCTTCATATGCACGCGCTGTACTTGGCTCTTCAGGCCATTAGTGATAAGGGAGGTGCGTGATGGTGTATCACACCGCCGATTACTGGCGCTGCAAATGTGGCTGGAACCCCATCAGGCTTGGGCCTCAGCAATGCCAGAAATGCAAAATGTGGAAGTCTCAATATCCACTGAGGGATACTAACCGATGATCGACCACGAAAAGATGCGGACGCTGGCGGTGAAGCTGCGCGACGAATACGAGGCGATAATCAGCATTACGTCGTCGCGATACCGAGATGCTGTCTCTAAAGTACCGTTACAGGCAGCGAACGCAATCGACCTCCTGCTGGCAGAAATGGAAGCCGGTAAGCAGCAGATCGACGCGCTGCTGGCGACCGTTGCTGAGTGTCGTGAGAAGGCGTTTATCGAGGGTTATGCTGACTCGCTGCTAGGCGCAGCGGTCGGAAGTCCTGACGAAGTGCCGGCATTCGTCGGCCAAACCGTTAGCGAACTGCGGGCCAAACTGGAAGCAGCGGAGAAAGATGCGGAGCGGTATCGGTGGCTGCGCGCGCACTATACGCGCTTCGTCGCGCTTCCAGACGATGGGCCTGAACTAGACCTCCGCGCGATCGGTGAGATTGGCGACGCATACGAAGGTCAGGTTCTGGATCAAGCGATCGACGCCGCCCTCGCGCAACGACAGGGAGAAGGATCGTGACCTACCACGTCAGAATTTACTCTTCGAGCGGGGAATTTCTCCTTCAAACGTGGAATAAGGGTGAGCATTCACGCGACATGGAGATCGAATGTGCGCTACAGCGCAAGGACGTTGGGCGTGTCGAGTGGTGGGAAGACGGTCCTGATGGAGCGCCTTTGACGACCGTTTATCCGAAGAATCGCCGCACCCCTGCTAGTGAGGGAGAACAGTGAAATGGGTTTGATCGGACTCGGAGTCTTGTTTTTTATCATGATCGCCTGCCTTTGCGGAATCGGCAAGGCATGGGAGCGCAATATCCGCGACAAGTATCCCGAGCAAATCGGGCGAGGGAAGTGAAATGACCGACCGAGAACTGCTCGAACTCGCCGCAAGGGCGGCGGGATACGATCCGGGTCATTACGAGGATGCCGACTGGTTCGAGATCCGTTACGGGATCAAGGCGGCGCTCTGGCTCAAGGATGTCGAAGAATACTGGAATCCTCTCACCGACGACGGCGACGCGCTGCGGCTGGCGGTGAAGCTCCGGCTCGATATTCAGCTGTTAGACCTCGGAGTGGTAGCCACAAACTTCAAAGCTCCGGGGCGCCCATATGCCGTGGAGAATTACGGCGACGATCATTGTGCGGCGACCCGCTGCGCCATCGTTCGCGCAGCGGCAGAAATCGGTAAGCGCGGAGAACAGAAATGAAGGCCGCCATCGGATTCATCGCGTCGTGGTCCTTCTTCTGGCTCGGCGATTGGGTATCAAGGCCGATGCTATGGTGGGACTGGGCCGGCCATCTCTACACCCCGTACAACTGGCTGATGCTGAAGTCAGTCGCTTGGCAAAACTGGGGCGGCAAAGGCCCATGGTCGAGATGTGACGGAGCCTGAATGCAAGCAGCACTGAACCGGATACTAGAGATTAGCTGGAGGGAGTTCATGCCACAAGCTACCGAAGAATTGCGCGAAGAATGGACGGATACCACAGCGCTGGAATGGCTAGCCGGAAATTTCCGCTGGCCCGGAGGTATGATTCGAGCGCGAAAGGGTTATGTGCCGACCGAGAAAGATATGCGCGCAGTGCAGTATATGTGCGAGGAATGGGATTTTGCGTGGGAAGGAATGGAAAAATGACTGACGACGAAGCTCGCAGTATTTTGAAGGCCGACGATTGCGATGGGTGGATTTCTTGGGATAAGGAGAAAGATTCTCCAAACTGGGCGGGAGAATATGTCACGCTCGACGGTCGTTTTACTTCCGAACAATTGCATGCGATTCTTCACTTTACCATGAAGGATTAGATATGGAAGGCCACTGCAAACACGGCGTCCCGTGGAAATGCTACTGCGCTAAATGCGAATTTCTGCTTGCGCTTGAAACGGAGGTGCGTCACGGGCGGGAAGTCGATGAGGCGCGGAAGGTGATTGAGCGGGAACAGGAGAAGGGATGGGAAGCGGCAAAGACCGCATGATATGAATATCGGGGGAAGTCTATAGCGAGGAAATATGAAGTCCCTATTTATCCTGATGGCGCAGTTTGATTCCAAGTTGCGTCTGTCGCTCGACGAGGTTTGCGAGGCCATCGGATATGCCAAGCAGACTGCTTATAACGAACTCAGTCTCGGGCAATTCCCGATCCCGATGCAAAAGTGCGCCAACAAGTGGGTCGCCGATATCCGCGATGTGGCCGAATACTTGGATCGTGAACGGGAAATCGCGAAGGAGCGTCACGCCAGGCTGAACCATATCGCCGCCTAGCTGCGATGCAGGTCTTTCGCCTTGACCTGCGTGTAGCGTCTCAACATCTTCCATTCTCGGTGCCCGCTGACCAAAGCAACCTGCTCTATACGATAGCCCTGTTCGAACAACCTTGAGATGCCTTCGTGTCGCAGATCATGGAACCGCAGATCGACGATCTTCAACTCGGCGCAAGCCCGCGGAAAGATCGTCGAAAATGTCTTCTCGTTATAGGGGAAGATGCGGCCATCGGCGGATTTTGGCTGGCGCTTGACAATCTCGAAGGCTTCACCGAGTAGCGGGACCGTTTGATTGTTGCCTATCTTCTCGTTCGGATGCTTGCGGTCGCGGATGATAATGGTGCGGTCCTGTTCATTGAGGTCATCCCAACGGATGGCGGTGATCTCGCTGGCCCGCATGGCCGTGGCAATGGCAAATCGGATGATGTCAGACATGGGAACGCGCTGCCGAGCCTTGCTATCAAAATGTTTGCAAAGCGCGATGATTTCCTCATCCGTCGGACGCCGGTCGCGCTCCTGAGATTTCGAGACAAGCGTCAGAAATTTAAGGGAGGGGCGCGCTTCTTCGACGGGAGTCGCCGTGATCGGGATTTTCAGGACGGTGCGGGCAATGCGTAGGACGTTCCCGAGATATGTCATCTCGAGTCCAATGGTTACGCCGCCCGCGCCGGCCGCTCTGCGTTTCTTGGCGTAATCAATGACCGCGTGCGCGTCGAGACTAGCCAGCGTCTTATCGGCCAGTCCCGCCTTCAGGAAATTGAGCGCCCCGAGCTTGGACCGACCAATCGGCTTGTGTTTGCCGACTTCTTCCTCATATCTTTCGATGAGCTTGGGGATGGTAATATCGGCCAGTTTTCGCTCATCGGCGAACTTGCCGGCGCGCATCTCTTCTTCGACGCTGCGGGCCCAGTCCTCGGCATGCTTGCGCCTGTCGAAGGTCCGCGTGAGCGGCGGATGCCCTTTTCGTCTGACTTGTGCACGCCACTTTTCGCCGATCTTCAGGATGGATGCCATCGCCACCTCGCTTGTGAGCGAGGCGATTGTAGCAATTCTGTAGCACAGAAAGGTGAAATGGCAGTAAATCGAGGGTAGTGTCGGTAAATTGCCACGTAGCAAATTTGGCCTCATGGCATTGATTTTATGGAAGTTTCTCGAAAATTCAAAGGTCGCAAGGTAGCTGTAGCCCCCATGCTCGACTGGACCGACCGTCATTGCCGGTCGTTCCATCGCACGCTGACGCGCGACACGTGGCTGTATACGGAAATGATCACGACGGGCGCGCTGTTGTTCGGCGACGCCCAGCGACATCTCGCGTTCACGCCGAACGAATCGCCGATCGCGCTTCAGCTGGGCGGCAGCGAACCGGACGATCTCGCACGCGCCGCGAAACTCGGCGAGCAATGGGGCTATGACGAGATCAACCTGAATTGCGGCTGTCCGTCCGAACGCGTGCAGCGCGGTGCGTTCGGCGCGTGCCTGATGAACGAGCCGCAGCTCGTCGCCGATTGCGTGAAGGCGATGCGCGATGCGGTGTCGGTGCCGGTCACGGTCAAGCATCGGATCGGGGTCGATGCGGTCGAGGACTACGCGTTCGTGCGGGACTTCGTCGGCACGGTAGCCGAGGCGGGCTGCCAGACGTTCGTCGTGCACGCGCGCAATGCGATCCTGAAGGGGCTTTCGCCGAAGGAGAATCGTGAGATTCCGCCGCTCAAGTACGACTATGCGTACCGGCTGAAGCGCGATTTCCCGTCGCTGGAGATCGTGATCAACGGCGGCATCAAGACGCTGGATGAAGTCGCGCAGCATCTCGAGCATGTGGACGGCGTGATGCTCGGCCGTGAGGCGTATCACAACCCGTACGTGCTCGCCGAAGTCGATGCGCGCTTCTATGGAGCGACCGCCGCCGCGCCGACGCGCGAAGAGGCCGAGGCGAAACTGATCGAATACTGCGCGGCGGAGCTGAAGCGCGGCACGTATCTCGGCGCGATCGTCCGGCACGCACTCGGGCTGTATCGCGGCGTCGCGGGGGCGCGCGGCTGGCGTCGCGTGCTGTCGGACAACAAGAAGCTCGCGCGCGGCGATCTGGCCGTGTTCGACGAGGCGCGTACGCATCTGAACGACGCTCTCGAAAATTTTGAAAAAAATGCTTTGCAAGATGGAAAAGTCTTCGTATAATCTTGTTCTTCGCTGCTGAACACGAAACGAAACAGCGAAGAAACAAAGCGGTATCAGTGGTGGCTGTAGCTCAGTTGGTAGAGTCCAGGATTGTGATTCCTGTTGTCGTGGGTTCGAGTCCCATCAGCCACCCCAACGAATTCAAGCACTTGCAGCAAAAACAAGCTGACGTGTTACAAGTTTTGGAAGATGAGATTCCAAAATTTGGAAGATGATGAAACAAAAGCCCGCCGATGAGCGGGCTTTTTTGCATCCGGGGAGCAGCAAAAAGATGTCTTTCGTACAGTCGACCATCCTCTCTTCAGCATGGTGGGTCTCATCTGCAGTCGGTGTAGTGATTCTCGGGCTCTTCGGGATGTACATTAAGGACGGCCTCGATAAGCTCGCTAAAAGGGCTTGGGGGAAATGGACGCTGCGAAGCAAAGCTGCGCGCGAGTCATTCGAGGCGCAAGTCGCACTGCTCCAGACGGACCCTGGGTTGCGTGACCTGTGTTTCCAAGCTGAAATGAGAGGGCGTCATCGCGCCACGCTGGCCACGATCCAGGCAGTGTCAGGCCTCTTAATAATGCTTTTCTCAATTGCGACGCATTACGCCGCAAAGCATGGATTGATGGGGGACGTTAGCGCTTTCGCGCTTGTTGCGGTGCAAGTATTTGGTATCTTTTCCGGGCTCTTGTCTATTTTGTGTATTGCGTCGGCGACGGTGACGATAGTCCGATGCGCTAATATGTCAGAGCGCCTACACGCTGCGCAGCTTCCTCGTACCGATGAACGAGGCGCCGCTTAGCGCGTCGCTCGCACTTTCCTCTGTCGGCGTCGGTCGTATGTCTTCCGCACCATACGTTCGTCTGCATGGCCGGTCGCGTCGATGATGCGATCGTCGCCTTCCTCTTGGCGATCGGTCACGGCGGCCGGCCGCATGTCGCGCAGTGCGAAGCGCTCGAACGGCACGCCGCGCGCCTGCGCCTCCTTCTCGCAGTAGCCCATCAGCCGCGACCAGTTCGTGTTCCATCCGCTGCGCGTGTACACCTGGCCGGCCGTGTTCCCGAACACGTGCACGCTCGACGTGCGCTGCAGGGCCAGCGCTTCATCGATCACCGCCTTCAACTCCGGTGACCACAGGACGAGTTTCACGCGCTGCTGCTCGCCGGCCTTTCGCTTTCCGATCGGCACCTCGACGCCTTCGGGCCGGATACTCTGACGATGCAGTTCCCGCATCTCGGTCGGCCGGCTGACGGTCAGATAGGCTGCCTTCACGCAAAGCGCGAGAATCAAGTACGCGGAACTCGGGTGCTGGTCGCCGACGCTCCGGCGCGACCGCGCGACTTCCACCGCAAGATCGATTTCGTCCTGCCGCACATAGCGTTGGCGCGGCCGCGTCGGGTTGTATTCAATGCCGCGGCACGGGTTCGTTTCGACCTCGCCGCGGCGCCGGCCGAATTCGAGTATGGCGGACAATAGGGCGACTTCCTTGTTCGCCTTCGCCGGCGCGCCCATCTGCGCGCGCTTGTCGAGGTACCCGTAGACGTGCTTCGGCTTGATGGCGGCCGGCGACATCTTGCCGAAGACGGCGACGAGGCGTTTCAGCTCGTTTCGGTTTTCGTCGAGGGTGATCTGCGCCTTCCGGCGTTCGTCGGTATGCGGCAGACCCTCTTGCCAGTCGAAATATGCGTCGGCGAGTGCCTCGAACGTGCCCGGCTCGACAGCGTCTCCGTTGAGCGCTTCCGCGCGTTCGATCGCCTGTTTGCGGATCTCCGCGATCGCATCCTTGTGGCGTGCGGGCGCCGAGAGGCGGAACGCCCAGCGACCAGTCGGCAGCTTGTAGCCGAAGCTGACCTTGTGCTTCCCGTAGTGGGCGTAGAGCCGGAAGGGCAATCCGTCCGGCCGTTTGCGTCGTCCGATCATGCTGTGAGTGCGGCGAAATTCGGTTCATCTGATGCGGCGGCGCGGGGCCGGCGCGCGGGGGCGGGCGGTGCGGTTCCGTTCATGCGGGACTCGTAGTAGGCCCGGGCGACGAGCGGGACACCCGCGATGTTCACCGCATACGGCCAGTGGTTCCGCTCCAACCAACGTTTCATGCACGCCAGGCTGCGCGGCCGGCAGCCGACGAGCTCGGCCAGTTCGACCGTAGACAGGTAGAGGCTCACGTCTCAATCCTCCTGAATTCGACAACCCACACCCACGGGTTCACGTCCCAGCCGTGCCCGCGCGCGGCGTTCAGGCCGTCCCACAGGTCGTGGAAGGCGCGGATGCTCGGCGGCCGGTAGGAGCCGGCGCAGTATCCGCGCATGTGGTGGTCCTCGATCGTTACACCTTCGGCGCGAGCATCCGATTCGCTGATCGACTGCAGGCGCTCGGCGCGCACGCCAGTGATCTCGAGCGTGATGCGCGATGCCCAACGCGGCATGTGGATCGCTGGAACCGTCGCACCAGTCTGGCCGCGGTACCCGTACAGCTCGACCCATCGGCCGGCTGCCTCGCTCGAGTCTTCGATCGCACGGAACGCATCATCGGCGGGATAGCGCACGCCGTCGAGGCCGCTGTCGAGCTCGTCCGCGCTGCACGTCTCGCGCACCCACCGCCGGTCGCCGGGCTCGCCATGCGGACATGGCAACTGGCGGCACTGATCGTCGCCGCGCAGCGCCCACCAGACGCCGGTGTTTGCGTCCTCGAACCCCCAGCATGCCGGGTCGTTCCAGTCCGGGCCATCCTTCGGGCCGCCGCCGATGAAATCGATGCAGCTGCGCTTCGGGATCGCGAGCCGGCGCGTCTGCGTCTTCCGGCCTTCGAGGATGGCGCGCACCATCGGGCCGCTGAAAAGGATCGAGCGTTCTTTCATCGTGCCTCCGGGAATTCGTCGTGCGTGCGGCCGTCGAGCAGCCGGCCGGCGGCGCGCTTGCCAACCCGCAGCATCGTTTGGCCGCCATCGCGCGTCTGCTCGTTCTCGAAGCAATGGACGGTGCCAGCCGTCGAGACGATGAACGCGGGCACGCGCTGGGCGCGGCCCATCGTGGTGTCGTAGCGTTCCCGGTCCAGCGGCTCGCGCCACTCTCCCCATTGCTTGAACAGGAAGGGCACGCCGTAGGCGGCGCACTGGTCGCGGAGATCGCGCGCCCATGCCGAATGCATCGGTCGCGCGCCGGCGCCGCTTTCTCCACCTACGATTACCCAGTCGATTTCGGGCGAGCTGTAACCCGTCCCGTCCTCCGCGTACTCGGTCGTCGGTCCGTGAATCCACGGCGCGTCGGCAGGGCAGTCGGCGCAGGACTGCATTTCCCGCATACAGCAGATGCCAGTCGGATCGAACCATGCTCGAAGATCGACGGGACCAAGCAGCGGCTCCATGGATAGAAACCGGCGGTGCGCGGGTGTCATGAGCAGCTTTTCGATGTCGCGATCAGCCTCGACCTGGTCAACGATCGTCGCGCCGAGCCAGACGTTTGACCATGGCCACGGTGTGTTTACACCGCGCCCGGCGAGCTCGAGCGCGCGGGTGATCATCGGCCCGGCATTACCGATTCGTTTCGTCAGCAGCAGCCAGTCGAGGTTCGGCGTATTCCAGATCAGGTCGAACAGGTCCGCGCGCCAGGCGTCCGGAACGGCGTTGTCGAACACGTCGGCGAGCGACGCGCAGAACACGCGCTGGCGCCGCCCGTGGATCGCGTAGAACGTGCCGTCGCGGTTCCACTGCAGCGGCTTCCGCCAGTTCGCGGCCGACGTGCGGCGGCGCGGCGCGCCGGGCCCCCAGTTCACGGGGGTGCCTCCGCCGAAGCGGGCATTGCGCATCTCGGCGTAGCAGTGATCGCACCCCGGCCCGACCTTCTGGCAGCCTTCCCACGGGTTGAATGTGTGGTCGCACCACTCGATTTTGGTGTTCTCGCTCATGCTAGGATTTCCTTCCCAACGCTTATGGAGTTGCAAATGTCAGATGCGCAAATCACCAATTACCGTGGCTTTCAAATCACCGTGGCTCTTACCCCACTGATTGGCGGCCCGGTAACGCTCAGCACGAGCGTGATTGCAACGGACATTGAGCTTATTGCTGCACTGCGCACCTCGGTTTTTCTCGGTGCCAATGCGTGGCGTCCGAATCGAGCGGCAGCTGATATCGAACAAGAGATCGTCAAGGTGAAACGGACAATTGACGACTATTTCGAGTCGCGCGACCCGTCGGAATGAGCCGTCCGTCCGCCCGCATCGGAACGCTTGGCGTGCTCATTTGCTCGATTGTTTGACGGCACAGGCCGTTTCATCAGCGTGGGTTGCATACACGGCATATGGCCCGTCTTCGCTGTCGCCGATCTCGATCAGCCACCATCCCGGTTCGGGCGACGGATCCCATGCGGTGATGTCGAGGTTCCCGTTGTCGAAGTACGAGACGTATGCCGCGTGATCCACGCTCTCATTTTCGAGGTGGTAGATCGCCATCTTGATGCCGGCCTGCGCTTCAAGAGCGGCCCACTGCTCATCAGTGCAGCCCTCCGCGCCGTCCATGGTGACCGTCCAGAAGTGGCGCAGGTCCGGGTGGATGAAATATCCGTTCTCGTCGCGCACGACGGGGATCTTCTGGAGCATGGGACCTGCGCTCATTTTCAGATTCGTCTCATTGCCGCCGGCTGTTTTCGCACCGAAAATGCACTCAGCGGTCGGGTTCTCCGTACTCGGTCGCTGAGCTGTCGCCTCGCTCGCCAGTTCGGGAGCGGGGCACCTTTTCTCGCTAAGGTTTCGCGCGACGCTGCCGTTATCTTCCCTGGACAGCCGTCGTGCCTCGAATGCTGATCCAGTGCCTTGCCCGCCCGCGTTCTGCGTGAGCGGGCTATTTTCATTTTGGGTGGTCATGGTCGCTTCCTCTACAGATAAAGCCTCAATGGCGGGTGCTCGGCTCGCATATGGCAGCGGGTAGCATGAGAGCCGGCTGCGCTGCATCGTGTTGGCTTTGTGACGGCGCCCACCCGTCACTCCGAGCACCCACCGTTGAAGCCGGTGGAAAAAGAAAGGGCGCCGAAAAAGTTCGGCGCCCTTCAAATACCGCGCGGACCGAGGCACACCGCGCGGGGTAAGCTCTATGAGATCAGCGGGGCATCCACTCCGTGCCGCGCACAATCCGGCCGACCGGTTCGAGCACGAGTACCTCGGATTCCTTCTCGCTGCGCACGAGCGCGCGGCCACGACGCTGTGCCTTCTCCAGTGATTCGTGGCGCTGCGGCTTGCAGTTGCGGCCGACAGTCACGAATAGCGGCGCACGTGCGCCGACCGGGCCGAGCGTCAGTTCGTCGATGCGCGCCTCGAGCGTCGCGGCGGTCGAGCGCCAAGTGTCCGCCTTTTGCAGCGCGGCGTCTCGCTCGGCGGTGACGCGCTCGACGTCGGCGCGCAGGCTGGCGATGATCTGCGCGACATCGACGACGCTGGCATTCGGATCCACCGACTTCTCGACCAGGCCAATCGATACCAGCATCGGCGCCGCATCAGGCTGCGGTGCGTCGCCGACGACCGCCGCCGGCCGCGCTGTGCGCGTGAGCCAGTACACATACTCGTTGCCGCCACCCGCGCGCTTTTCGCGCTCTACCAGCCCGTCGCCGAGCATGCGGTTCAGCTCTTTCGTCACGTCGAGCTGCGGGAGCCCGGTTCCTGCGGCGACCGCCTTCGCAGTGGCCTCCGACGTCGCGGCCAGGTACCGTTCGATGTCCTCTCTCATGCTGCCTCCCGTACGGCACGCGGCGCTGCCGCCGCGACCTGTCCATCCTCGACCCAGAATGCCTCGATGCCCTCCGGCAGGCCTGCGGGCGCGGTCTTCAGGCTCATGAAGACGAGCGCCGTGTCGATCTGCTCGGTGTAAGCGAGGTCGTCGAGCCAGTAGAGCAACCGGTCGCGCTCGGGAACTCGAACGCCTCGACCAGACGCTGCACATGCCGCTCGCGTCGGTGACGTGGTCGCGCGACATCGACCTCCGCGAGGACGTGTCGATCGCCGACGAGGTGTCCTCGTTCACGAACTCGATGTTCGCTGCTGCGGGCGGCCCGTCGCCGGCCGGCAAGTCGTGGGTCGGCAAGGACGCGAACGCGATCCAGAGCCTCGGCCTGGATATCGGCAAGACGCCGAACCCGCTGACGCTCTGGGGCATGCAAATCGGCTGGACGATCCCGGAACTCGAATCCGCGCAGAAGCTCGGCCGCCCGGTCGACCAGCAGAAGTTCGAGGGCATGCAGCTCAAGCACAACATGGACGTCGATGAGCAGGTCTACATCGGCGACACCGTGATCGGCGTGACGGGCCTCGTGAACAGCACGGCGGTCGAGAACGTCTCGAATGCGCAGACGGGCAGCTGGCAGACGGCGACGCCGGACCAGATGCTCGACGATGTGAACGAGCTGCTGAACAGCGCGTGGGCGGCAGCCGGCTACGCGGTGTGCCCGGGCCGCCTGTTGCTCGACCCGAAGAGCTTTTCGCTGCTCGTGCAGCGCAAAGTCAGCGACGCCGGCAACATCAGCGTGCTGCGCTATCTGCAGGACAACAGCCTCGCGAACCAGCTCAACGGCCGGCCGCTGGAGATCTTCCCGTCGAAGTGGCTCACCGGCCGCGGTGCTGCCGGCAAGAACCGCATGGTCGCATACACGAAGGACAAGGGCCGCGTTCGCTTCCCGCTGGTGCCGCTGCAGCGCACGCCGCTCGAGTATCGCGACCTGCGCCAGCTGGTGACGTATTTCGGCCGCCTCGGCGTGGTCGAAGTCGTGTATCCGGAAACGATCGGCTACCGGGACGGGGTGTAACATGCAGCTCATCAACGTGCTGAAGGCATTCACCGTGCGGCTCGTCCACGAGGGCGAGTCGATCGAGCGCCGCGTCGTCGCCGGCGTGCAGGAGGTCGAGGATTACATCGCCGACCACTGGTACACGCAGGCGCACACTGGCCCGCTGCCGGACGGCGTCGCGGCTGCGCCTGCGAAGGGAGCCGACGCGGATCCGCCGCAGGCCGACGCTGGGAAGGATGCCGTGCCCGACGCGGCACCGGCAAAGACGGCTGCCAAGGCCGGCAACAAGTAAGGTGACCCGTGGACGTTTCCCAGTTCAGACAGTCGTTCCCCGAGTTCAAGGACACGACGACGTACCCCGACTCGCTCGTCCAGTTCTGGATGACCGTCGCGGTGTCGCTCGTCAACGCGGACCGCTGGGGCGACCTGACTGATCTGGGTATCGCGCTCGTCACCGCGCACCACCTCGCGCTCGCCGTGAAGGATCAGAAGATGGCCGCCGTTGGCGGCGTGCCCGGTCAGGTGAACGGGCCGCAGTCGTCGAAGGCCGTCGACAAGGTCAGCGCGAGCTACGACACCGCGGCCGTCGCCATCAAGGACGGCGGCTTCTGGAACGCCACGATGTACGGCGTCCGATACCTCAGCCTCGCAATGATGATGGGCGCGGGCGGCATGCAGCTGTAATGCCACCGCCGTCCATCGGGAGAACCCCATGGACGGCATGAAAATCGACCGCCTCGATGAGGTGCTGAAGTCGATCAGCGGGCTCGTGCAGAAGGAGGTGCTCGTCGGCGTGCCTGACAGCACCGCCGGCCGCAAGGACGAGGGCGAGCCGCTCAGAAACGCCAAGATCGGCTACATCCTCGAGCACGGTTCCCCCGCGAACAACATCCCGGAACGTCCGCACCTGGTGCCCGGCGTGCAGGACGCGCGGCCGAAGTTCGAGCCACAGCTGCAGAAGGGCGTCGAAGCGGCGCTCGACGGCGATCTCGAGAAGGTCGACCGAAGCCTCAACCGCGCCGGCCTCGTCGCGCAGAACTCCGTGCGCGCGAAGATCAACAGCAACATCCCGCCCAAACTCGCCGACTCGACGCTGGCCGCGCGCCGGCGCCGCGGCGTCACGCGGGAGAACACGCTGGTCGACACCGGCCAGTATCGCAACTCGATCACTTACGTGGTCCGCAAGAAGTAGTAATCGCCACCCAGAACATTGAGGGCCGCCGCGTGCGGCTCTTTTTCATTGGAGCTCCGCATGGCGTTCCTCGACGTCACCGACGTCCTGCTCGATCCCGACTTCATGGAGACCGGCCTGCTCTGCAACCGCATGACGCAGACGGTGGACGACCACGGCCGCGCGCAGAACGCCGCCGCATCCACGCCGTTCTCGGCCGTCGTGACGAGCGACAAGGGCGACATCCTGCACCGCAACGCGGACGGGAGCCGAATCATCGGTTCGATCACGCTGCACACGATGTTCCGACTGATGGACGGCAGCGCCGGCGACGACGCCGACGAAGTCGTGTGGGCGGGCCGCACCTACACGGTGGTGAACGTGAACGACTACTCGCACTTCGGCCGCGGCTTCGTCTGCGCGACGTGCGACCTGAAACCTCTTTCAGGGTGACCCCATGAACGACAGCTCGACCGGCGGATTCCTGGCGCCAGCCGTCGATGCGCCGCCGGCCGAGGACGATGAACGCCGACGAGCACCCGATCATGAAGCACATGCACCGGCCGGGCGACGAGAAAAGGTCAGTCGTGATCCTGCGGCCTGACGACTGGGAGGAATGGCTGACGACGCCGAACGTCGAGGCCGCGCGCGCGATGCTGCAGCTTTATCCGTCTGATGAGATGGTGGCTGACGCTGCCACCACTACGTCGCGCCTGTCAGGGAAATTGAAATGATTGAGCAGCTCACTCGGCCGTCGGCGGTCGGAGCGCCCAAAAAGTCACTTTTGGGTCGCATCGTGACGCACGATGATGGAGCACATGCGAGTAGGCTGTAGGAACGGACTTGCTGCAGTGACGATCATGTATGATGGTGTCGACCACGTAAGAACCAACGACGGATGACCGAAAGGC